AAAGTTCACAATAGTTCCCACTCTTTCACAACATTTCCTAAAACTTGCATGGTATACTAAAAGAGTAGAAAAAACAAAATCCTACAACCCCAAAAGCATATAATCCGTAAAAGACACTGTCAGAAATGGCGGTGTTTTTTATTTACAAGAAAGAGGTTGCCATGAAAAAAGTAACTATATATTGCCCGGATTGCGGAAGAATTGCCGGACATTATGATGGGAGATCTACGATAGATCATCCGTGTAAATGTAAAAAATGCAATCATATTGTGATTTATCGCGTGGCAACAGGCAAAATTGAAACGAAGCCAATACCAAAACGCGCTTGCAGTAGTGGAGTTTTATTTATATGAATACACAGTATTTTCACGACCTTGTAAAAGGCAGATATGGAAGAAAAATTGCATATGCTAACGTAGAACAGATTACGGCAGACAATATCGTAAGTGTTGTCGGAAACTGCATTGGTGCATTTTATTTCAACAAGACGATCATTCGTTATCTGTGGAACTACTACAAGGGCGATCAGCCTGTATTGTACCGAACAAAGGTACAGAATGCGGATATAACCAATAAGGTGTCTGAAAACCATGCCTATGAGATTGTTCAATTCAAGGTTGGTCAGACTTACGGTGAGCCAATTCAGCTTATAAGCAGGAAAGATGATGATCGGATAAACAATGCGGTTGATGAATTTAACGATTATCTGACCGATGCTAATAAGCAGGAAAAAGACATTAAGGCAGGAGAGTGGCAGTCAGCAACCGGAACGTCATTTAAGGCGGTGCAGATTACAAAAAATGAAGATATACCATTTAGAATTGTTGCACCAACACCAATGAACACTTTTGTTATCTACAGTCGTTCCACAGAAGAACCACTTTTAGCAATCCAAGAGCTTAAGGATGCCGATGGACAGATGTATAAACTCTGTTACACGGACTCTTACGAATGCAAGATTGTGAACGGAGAGGTTCGAGATTGGAAACTGCATGGTTTTGGCGGAATCCCGATTGTTGAGTTTCCGAACAACCATGAGCGCATTTCTGATATTGAGCTTGTAATCGGACTATTGGATGCAATCAATACAATGCAGTCAAACCGAATGGATGGCGTTGAGCAGTTTGTTCAGTTTTGGATAAAGTTTGTAAATTGCGACATTGACCCGGAAACCTTTGAAAAAATGAAGATTTCCCATGCGCTGACCGTAAAATCCAACAATGAGCAGAATAAATCAGATGTTGACATTATGACACAAGAGCTGAACCAGACAGAGTGCCAGGTTGCAAAGGATGATTTGTGGGATAATGCACAGTCCATTCTTGCCATACCAAATAAGAACAACAATAATTCCGGTGGAGATACACAGGGGGCCGTTGAGCTTAGAAACGGATGGGACTTCTCAAAGTCGAGAGCCAAACTGAAAGACCCAATTGTAAAGTCGGCTGAAAAAAGACTTGCGAAAGTTGTTTTGAATGTAATTCGTATACAGGATCACGATTTGGGATTGAGTTTGCGCGACTTTGATGTTCAGATTAACCATAGCCCGCAAGACAATATGTACACAAAGTCACAGACATTATATCAACTTTTACAAGCTGGTATTCATCCACTTGTAGCAATTAAGTCTGTTGGACTTTGGGGAGATGCGGAAAAGACATTCCTGTTGTCAAAGCCATACTTGGATAATCTGTGGAAAACGATTGATGATGTGGAAGCGCAAGAACAGAAAGCACAAGAATTGATAAATAAAATGAATACAGATGGCACACAGAGCCAGACAAACAAAGATAAGACGGTCACCGAGTAATCGGTGGCTGTTTTTATTTTATAAAAATTCGCAAAGTTGTGAGCGTAAAAATCAACAATGTCGTTCGGTGTCGTTGCACCGTATAAAAATTCGTATGACATATCGGAGGTAATGAATGAAGAGAGAAGATCTGATTGCTATGGGATTAAGTGAGGAAAACGCGGACAAGATCATGGCAGATTACGGAAGTTCCGTACAGAAAGCCAAAGCAAAGGTTGACGAGTACAAGGCAAAGGCTGACAAAGCTGAAGAGTTGCAGAAGCAACTCGATGATATCGAACAGGGAAAGCTCACGGAAGTCGAGCAGGCAAATAAGAACCTTGAAAAAGCCAATGCGAGAATCGCGGAACTTGAAAAAGCGCAGGCAATAGCCACGCAGAGAGCCAATGCCGCATCTAAATTTAATGTTACCGCAGAGCAGGCAACACAAATCGTAAAAGACGATGGCAGTTTTGATTATGACGTTCTTGGAAAGATTATCTCTGAAAAAGAGACCGCCGCAGCACAAGCCAAGGAGCAGGAGATTGCAAAAGGCAGTACGAATCCGGGCGGTGGCGCGGCTGGCGGTAATAAAGCCGGTGCAGATAATAAGACAAATGCTGAAAAGATAGCAGAAAGCCTTATATCTAATGCACCTAAGAGCAATGACGTTTTATCACATTACATTCAACAATAACAGGAGGTAAAAAATGGCAAAGGAAATGAATATGCAGTATGAAAAAACTTTATACGCAGGAGATGTTCAGATTTTAAAGAGAGAGCCTAATGAAGCAATCCCATTAACACTTGATTTTGATGGCGTAACAACTAAAAACGCACAGGGCAAGAGGATTGTCAAAGCAGGTACTCCAATCGGAGCAAATGGCAAGGCTGACAATACAGCTACAGTAGTGGGCATTTTGAGATTTGATGTAACAGAGGACAGACCACAAGGAGTACTGCTCAAGAAAGCATACCTTAACACGAAAGTAGCAGAAGCAAATTCCGGCGTTACATATGACGCAGCAGTTAAAACAGCTCTTCCAATGATTGTATTTGAATAATAACAGGAGGTAAATAGATGTTAATTAATGAAGTATTAGACAGTAAGTCTATTGCATTATCGGCAACAGAAAACGCTAGTAGTCAGAAACCTTATCTTGGTTTACAGTGGTTTCCAGAAAGAAAGAAGCAGGGACTTGATTTAAGTTGGATTAAGACACACAAGGGTTTGCCGGTTTCACTTGCGCCATCTAATTTTGACACAATCCCAACTCTTAGAGCTAGAGGCGGATTAAGTAAGGAAAAAACACAGATGGCATTTTTCCGCGAGGGAATGACAGTTGGTGAAGAGGAAATGCTTGAAATCGAGCGTATTCAATCAGAAGACGACCCTTACCTTGCAAGTGCTTTATCAAGCGTATATGACGATACTAACAACCTTGTAAGCGGTGCAGAAGTTGTACCGGAGCGTATGAGAATGTCACTTCTTTCTACAAATGCAGGTCATCCGGTAATTGCTATTGTAAGTGATGGCGTTCAGTACGCTTATGATTACGATAAGGATGGCTCATACGCAAAAGACCATTACGCAAAGTTATCCGGCACAAGCATGTGGAGCGATACAGCTAATTCAAAGCCACTTACAGACCTTAACAATGCAAGAAAGAAGTTACAGAAGCAGGGTAAGATTGCTAGATACGCACTTATGAACAGCAATACATTCCAATATCTGCTTGACAATGCACAAATAAGAAACTCAATTCTTGCACAGAACCTTACAGCAACTATTGAGGTTGACGATGATACTGTTATTTCGGTGGTACAGAAGAGGGCGAAGCTCACTATCGTACCTTACGATAAGATGTACATTGATGATGATGGCAAAGAACAGTACTTCTACCCGGATAACAAGGTTACACTTCTTCCAGAAGGCAGCCTTGGCAGCACTTGGTTTGGCACTACACCGGAAGAAAGAACTGCAAGACAGGTAGCTGATGTTGATGTAACAACATATGGTGTAGGTATTACAGTCGCTACAAAGACAGAGTATGGACCACCTATGAAGATGTCAACATTCGCATCCGAGGTTGTACTTCCATCATACGAGAATATGGATAGCACATTCGTATATGAGGTTCATAGCGAAGAGTAGGGGGTGCAACTATGAAATATCCATATATAGTGATTCATAATGGTAAATGGTATAACGCAGGAGAAGAGGTGCCGGAGAATAATTCTCCGGCACCTTCCGTTGGGTATACAAAGACCGAAATCAACAGAATGAGTACCGCAGACTTGCAAAAACTTGCCGCAGAGCATGGAATTGAAAACGCACAAGCGAAAAGTGGCGCGGAACTGAAAGAAATTCTGATTGCAAAGTTTAATCTGTAGGAGATCGCTTATGTCATACACACTTGTCGAACAAGTAAAAATTCGTTTAAAACAATTTCATATAGAAGAGGTAGAGGACGAAACAACCGGGGAGAAGTCCGATAAAGTTGTGTTTGATGAAAAAGAATGTAACCCTTTGATTGAACAGCTTTTAGAGCAGGCAAGAAAAGAGATTATCAGCAGACGGAACTATCCGGACACATACACGCAAGACCAGATTGACAGTGATGTTAAGAACTATGAAAACATTATGGTCAATTTGGCAGTGTACGACCGGTCGCAGGCAGGAGAAGCATACATGGCAAGTTTCTCAGAAAACGGTGTGAGCCGGACATGGAAAGACCGTGAAAGCCTTTTTGTCGGAGTGTTTCCGTTTGTAAAAGCAATGTAATTAAAGAAGATTGAGCGTGACCATTATGGTTGCAGGCGGCGCACATTAAGCGGTGGTGGGCAGTGCGTCAAAAGGAGATTCAAATGAAAAGTATTTTGATTCAAACTTATCTTGTGGCACTTCCGATAGTGCTCGGATATATAGTTTGGCTTCTTAAACAACAAAAGAAAAGCAGGGATGCGAATAGTAAAGGAACAATGCTCCTTTTGCGCGTCCAGCTTATTGAATACCATGCAAAGTACACCAGAATCGGAGAAATACCGTCATATGCCTATCAGAACTTCTGTGAGATGTATGATGCGTACCATGCGTTAGGTGGAAACGGAATGGTTACGAAAATGAAACATGAGATTGAAGAGATTCATATAGGGAAAGGAGATAAAAGCCATGAGGAATTGGAAGGATTGGACTAAGAAAGCCGGAATCCGAGCAATCAAGACTGTTGCGCAGGCGGCTATTGCAGGAATTGGAACGGCGGCATTTATGGGCGCGGTAGATTGGAAATATGTTCTTTCCGCATCAGTCCTTGCCGGAGTGTTATCGCTTCTGACAAGTGTTGCCGGAATCCCGGAGGAAAACACCAATGCTTGACATTAACAAGCAGGAAATGAAATATTCGCAATCCGGTCAGAGGGTATTCATCCCACAAACTGACGAAAATGGAGATATTGTCTATGAAGGGTACAAGGATTCCGATGGGAACTTTGTACCTTATTTAGATTCCGAAGGAAACAAGATTCCAAAAGGCGAGGAAGTTGAAGGGTTTTCAGAACCTACGACATTCCAAGCCAACATCAGCAATAAGCTGTCAGAAGCCCTTGTGAAAGAATTTGGAATTGATGATAGTACATCATACTGTCAGCTTGTTACGGATAAAGGATATTTGCCACTGAAAGCCGGCGATGTAGTGTGGAAACGTTCGGAAGTCAAACGCACTGATGATGGACTTGTGGATTCAGAAACCGCAGACTACATCGTAAAAGGCGTTGCTGATGAAGGACTGACCACGGATTTGTTTCTTCTTCGGAAGAATATTAAGTAGGTGATTGCGTGGCAAAGAAAACTATTTCAATGACATTATCCTCTAAATCCATACAAGCCGCCATAAAGGAATTAGAAAAGTACCGCGATAGTTTACAGGCTAAATGCGATTTACTTGTTTATAGGCTTGCACAGATAGGTCAGACGGTGGCAATACAACACATATCGGAATCCCCATTAGGGAACACGATAACGGTAAGAGTAGATAAATCACCACAGTTAATGACCTCGAATGCGATTCTGATTGCAACCGGAAAAACGGTAACGTCAGAAGATAGAGAACCGTTCTATACTTTGTTGGCGGTAGAGTTTGGAGCCGGTATTTTTTATAACTCCAAAGAGAACCCAAAAGCACCGGAACTTGGATTCGGTGTCGGCACATATCCGGGGCAAATACACGCTTTTGAAGATGGTTGGTACTATTGGGACGATAAGACCGAAACATGGCGTTATACCCACGGTATCAAAGCCACAATGCCTATGTACAATGCGGAACAACAGATTATTCAACAGTATGTAAAGATTGCAAGGGAGGTATTCGGTGGAAAATGAGTTAAACAGTTGGGCGCTTGATTTTGAAGATACCTTATGTTCCCTTTTAAAATCGTACATGGAGAGCAAGGTAAGAGGAATTAAAGTGACGCAAGATGAAGAATCGAGCGGAACCGCAACATTCCCTACGCTTTTAGTGACACAGATCGGAGGCACAGAAGCCGGACGGACTAACGAAGCAAAGACAATCAACGCAATTCGCCCAACATTTCAAATCACAATTACAAACAAAGGTTCAAGAAAAGCAACTAAGGACATCGCAGCATATGCGGTGTCTTTTTTTAAACAACAAATGTTTGAGGTATCAAATATAGTTTCAACAATTTCCAAGCAAGTGCGAACGGTTACATTCCGCGCAACTCGCGTAATTGGAAACGTTGAGCATTTAGATCAGCTATAAGCAGAAAGGAAGTAGAAAATATGGCATCAACAAGTTATAAAACGCGTGTCATTGTAAAAGAGCACACGGAAAAACAGGCCGACTTTGCAGGAACATACAATCTTTTGGTCGCAGCTAAGTCAGTTCCAAGTCCTGCATCACCACCAAACACTGTTGAATCAACCACAATGGAGGACGATCAACAGACATTCGAGAAAGGCATTAAGACTTCGGATTCAAGAGAAATCACAGGAAACCTTGAAAAAGAATATCTTTCAAAGGTGGATGGATATGGAGATAAAAAACTTGATATTATCCATCTGTACGGAACGGACGGTATTGGCGGCGTTGCAAAATATGCATATGTCGGAACTGCAACAGCCACACCTAACGATGTAGGTGGAAACGATGAAATCCTTGAAATGACGGTAACGGTTATTCCAAGTACAGCATCAGAGCTTGTTACAGATAAGCTGACTGTCGTTGATAACAACGATGGTACATTTACCGTAACAGTGGTGGGGTAAAAAGCCTATCGGACGAGCAATCGACCGCACCGGTAGGCGAGGATGATCGGTCGATAGCAGAACTTGAAGCAATAAGATAAGCAACAATGGGGCGGTGGCAACACTGCCCCTTGCCAATATAGGGCAGAAAGGCAAGGTAAAGTATGAAAGTAAATTTAGGAAATAGCGAATATTCAATCAAATTTGGTTTTAAGCCAACATTAAAGTCACATCTTATCAAAGATGTATCAGAGTCGGTAAGCGAGCAGGACGGAAGTTTAGAATCCGTAGAGAAACTGTTACTTGAAACACTTCCTAAGATGCTTCTTGTAGGACTGCAAGTAAACCATAAGGACGAGTTTGGATATGACTACGATACAAACGAGAAATACGATGAGCAGTTTAATAAGGTGCTTGATCTGCTTTCTGAAAAAATTGACGATGGTGAGATTGACTGTATTGAGTTGTTCAACGAATTAGAGAATGAGTTGGAGTCAAACAGTTTTTTAGCGAAAATGATGGAGACGGAGAAGAAGAATCGAACACCGGCAAAGAAAGCTCCATCCAAGACAGCCAACAAGAACTAACATGGGAATATTACGTTGCGGAAATCCGTCCGTTTTACCTTATGGTAACGAAAGGCTACGGATTTTCCGTTGATGATATAGATATGATGAATCCAGAGTTGCTTAAGCCTTATGTGGATGCATATAAGGCAGAATGGAAGCAACGCGATATGGAAATGTATATGTGGTTCGGCAGATATGCAACGTCAGCACTTGTGACCGCAATAGACGCGACATTCGGTAAGGGTAATAGTAAGTACGTGAAAGAAACTTGCTATGATTCCATCGAAAAGCATAATACGGACGATCCCGATGCAGAGATACGAGAAATGCTTAAGGCAGAAGAAGCATGGGCGGCTGAATCAAGGAAATCACATTTACCAAAGCCAAAGATAGTTTAAGAAAAGAGGTATTGCTATGGCAGTAATTATCGGAAGTGCGCGGCACGATGAACACGGAAACTGCTATTCTGGCGGAAAAGCCGGAGACCAGACCGGACAGGAAGTGTCTACGCAGAAGTTTTACAACCATTCTAAGGGATGGAATGTGTTAAGAGCAAAGGATAATAAGGTTGCGGAGAAGTTAGCTGAAGCTATGAAGATTGCGTGCGGCAATAAAAATATCGGCTATGACCAATCGGAACGCTACGGAGTCATTAAGCATGGCGTTAACACAAAGGTCAAGACGGAATGCGATTGTTCTTCCCTTGTACGTGCCTGTATTATCTATGCGTCCGGCAAGGATGTGGGGGATTTTAATACATCCAATGAACGGTCGGTAATTCTGAAATCCGGTTTGTTTGATGATATGGGTTCTTATCATGCCGGGTTTGTTCTTCACAACGGAGATATTCTTGTGACACGCATAAAAGGACACACAGTTATTGTTGTAAAAGGCGCAAGAAAATGCAAAAACAAGTATTATCCGAAGTATAAGGGAAACTCAAACTCAATCGTTGAAGCATTAAAAGCGGTTGGGGAAGATGATGTGTCGAAAGAACATCGCGCAGAAATCGCAAAAAAGAACGGATTTTCCAATTTTAAGTTTACATCAGAGGAAAATTCAAAAATGCTTTCTCTTCTGAAAAAGGGAAAACTGAAAAAGTAATTCAAGGGCGGTAAGGGTCAAATCTTACCGTCTTTTTCTTATGTAGAAAGTTGGTGGATAAATGGAATTAGAGTCTCTTGAAATAAAAATCCAAGCGCAGGCACAACAGGCAAGCGGTCAGATAGATGCGCTTGTGACAAGGCTTGGGAGATTATCTTCCGCGCTTTCCGGTCTTAATACCGGAAATCTGAATAGTCTTTCCACAGGGGTAAACCGACTTGCAGGGGCAATGACGGCAATGCGTGGAATTGACACACGGACTTTTTCTGCAGTTGCAAGAAATGTAAGCAAATTAGGCTCCATCAACAGCAGACAGATTAATGCCGCGGCTGGTTCTATGCGTCAGATTTCCAATGCATTAAAAGGGATTTCTGGAATGTCAGCATCTGTTAAGGGTCTGACCGACCTTGCATCTGCAATCAAACAACTTGGCTACCAGAGTTCCACCAAGGCGATTGAAAATATTCCGAAACTTGCCATGGCAATGCGACAGCTTATGTCCGAATTGTCGAAAGCCCCTAGCGTAAGCCGGAATATTATTGACATGACAAACGCATTGGCAAAATTATCGCGTACCGGTGGAGCGGCAGGAACAGCGGCAAAAAGCATCACAAGCTCATTTAGCGGATTTAGTTCCAGTGCTTCTGCGGTTACCAAGAAGTCGTTTTCTCTTGCGTCTGCAATCGGAAAAGTGTATGCAACGTACTGGGCTTTATTCCGAGGATTTAGGCTACTTGGAGATGCCATTGACATATCATCCTCACTGACAGAGGTTGAGAACGTTGTAAGGCAGACATTCGGGCAGTATGAAAGCCTAATTAACAATTTCGCAAAAACATCTATTGAAAAATTTGGTATGTCCGAATTGTCCGCAAAACAGTTTGCAAGCCGTTTCCAAGCTATGGGAACTGCCCTTGATATTCCACAGGGGAAAATGGCAAAAATGTCCATCCGGTTGACAGAATTAGCCGGAGATATGGCTTCATTCTATGATGTGAGTCAAGAAGATATTGCCAAGAGTCTGCAATCCGTATTTTCCGGTACCACAGCACCTATGCGACGTTATGGTATCGACTTGACACAGGCAACATTAAAGGAATGGGCGTTAAAACAAGGACTTGATGCAAACGTTTCCTCAATGACACAGGCTGAAAAGGCTATGTTGCGTTATCAATATGTACTTGCACATACAACCAATATCACCGGAGATTTCGCACGTACAGCAGATACGTGGCACAATCAGATAACCATGCTTAAAGAGAACTTCAAAGCACTTGGAGCGGTTGTTGGTGGTGGTTTAATCAATGCATTTAAGCCATTTATCAAGGTACTTAATGCAGTTCTGCAGAAGGTGATTTCTTTTGCAGAAATGGTCACAAATGCTTTAGGTTCTATCTTCGGATGGAAGTATGAAGCAAGCAAAGGGGCAGGAATCAGCGGTCTTGCTGATGATATTGGAAGTGCATCTGACGGCATGGGCGATTTAAGCAATGCCGCAGGAAGCGCAGGGAAGAACACAGGCGGTATCGCAAAGAATGCCAAGAAAGCAAAAAAGGAAATCCAACAGGCAACGCGTGCATTTGATGAATTAAAGGTTATTTCAAAGCAGAGCAAAGATAATACTTCCGGTTCTGGGAATAAAGGTTCTGGTTCTGGATCTGGTTCAGGTGCTGGTGGCGGCACCGGTGCTGATGGTGGATTAGTTCAGACAGACACCATCTTTAAGAAATTCAAAAGCAAAATCAAAGACCTTGAACAGTTGGGAGAGTCTATTTCCGGTGCGTTAATTAACGCAATGAAAAAAATTAAATGGAAAAAAGTGTATGCAAAAGCCGAAGGATTTGGAAGAGGATTGGCTCAATTCCTCAACGGGCTGTTTAAAGGGCAAAAAGGTACAACATTATTCGGAGAAACCGGAAAACTGATTGCCAATTCACTAAACACAGTGCTTCACGGATTAGATTCATTCGGCACAACGTTTAATTGGAAACAATTTGGAAATTCAATCGCAGACGGAATCAACAAGTTTTTCCAAAACTTTGACTTTGCATTATTGGCTCAAACACTTAATTCGTGGGCGCAAGGGGCATTTGATGCGGTCACTACGGCATTAAGTAAAATTTCTTGGAAGGATGTTTGGAACGGAACAAAGGAGTTTTTAAGTAACTTAGATGTAAAGACGGTTGCAATTATTGTCGGTGCGCTGACAATCAAAAAAATTCTTGGATTGCATCTTGCAAAAACCGCACTTGATATAATCGGAACTTCCATTTCAAAAGCAATAGCGTCTTCTATTGCATCTAAATTAGGTGTTGGAATTGCGGCAAACCAAGGAATTGGCGCAGCTTTGTCTACCGCATTATCCGGAAAAATAACGACGGCATTTGCGACGGTTGGAACAACCATTTCGGCAGGATTTGAGGCTTTGTTTGGAAGTAAAGCGGCAGAAGGTGCGCTTGCATTTATAAGCCCTGTTGCAAAAGCAATAACCGGAATAGGCTCCGTTGCGATTGGTGCATTTACTGCAATATCAAACTTTGTGACCATGTTAAAGAACGGATTCAGTTGGCTTAATGAAGCACTTATGCTTGTCGGAGTTACGATTACGGCAGTCGGAGCGGTTATCTTAGGGGTAGCGGCAGCACCGGCAGCGATTATCGCAGGAATAGTAGCTGCTGTTGCAACGGCAACTGTAGTAGTCAAGGATCATTGGAAAGAAATAAAAGGAATTTTCTCAAAAGCCGGAGATTGGTTTAATACTAATGTGATTAAGCCAATAAGCGGATTTTTTGAGGGATTATGGAAATCCGTTTCCGGTTTTTTCTCTTCTTTATGGAAAGATATATCCGGTGTATGGAAAACAGTTTCTGGATGGTTCAATACTAATGTTATAACTCCTATTGTTTCATTTTTCCAAGGATTTTCGAAAAGAGTTGGTCAAATCTTTCAAGGATTGTGGATCATTGTCAAGGCTGTATGGATTGTTGTTTCTGATTGGTTTAAATCAAAGGTAATAGAGCCAATAAAGAAGAATTTTGAATTATTGAAATCGGCAGTATCAACCGCATTTAAGGTTCTATGGACAACTGTGAAATCGGTATGGGCTGTAGTTTCCGGTTGGTTTAAGGAGCATGTTACAACACCTATTAAGAATGCTTTTAGTTCAGCAAAAGAATCTATTCAGAAAGCATTTAGCGCGGCAAAAACAGAGGTAACCGGGGCGTGGAACAGTGTTTCTAGTTGGTTTAAAGAACATGTAACCACCCCGATAAAAAATGCTTTCTCGAAGATGAAAGAAAGTGTAGCTGAAATATTCAGCAAATTATGGAATAGCGTGAAAAGTGGCGTTGCCGGGGCAATGAACACCGTAATTTCAAGAATTGAAACAGCAATAAATTCATTGATCGGTGGAGTGAATACCGTTTTGAGAGGGTTCAATAGTGTTGTTTCTGCGGCGGCTAAAGTAGCAAAGGTAAAGTGGAGCGGAGTCGATCTTGTGCCGAAAGTGAGCCTACCTAAAGTAAAGGCTTATGCAACAGGCGGCTTCATGGACAAATATAGCATAGCAACAGTTGGAGAAAATGGACTTCCGGAAATTATGGGAACAGTCGGAGGTAAGCCAGCGGTCGCAGGAAGCCAAGAAATTACCGGAATCAAAGATGCTATCAATTCAACATCTGCGCAAGAGGTTTCCTTATTAAGACAGCAAAATCAGTTATTGCAAGCTATTTTACAGAAAAATTTCGGAATTACTACAAGCGACATAGGAAAAGCTGCAAGGGATTATGGTAGAGAACATTACAATCGAACCGGAGACAATGTATATGTTTTTTAGTGACTTCTATAATAGAACGTGATATAATTCTAAATAAATCATATCACAAGAAAGGAGTCATTATGAGAAGCGCAAAAAAATTATTAGTAGCGATGGGGTTGGCATTTGCCGTTTTGATTTCGGCTATGCCAATCCAAAATGCAGATGGGAAACAGATTGTTGCACAGGCGGCAACTATCAAATTAAGCAGAAAGACTCTTAATTTAAAAATTGGAGAATCCGCAACATTAAAGATAAGCGGAATGAGGAAAACTGCTAAATGGAGTAGTGGCAATAAATATGTTGCTTCTGTAAATAAGTCTGGAAAGGTTCTGGCGGTTGGGGAAGGAACAACGTACGTAAAAGCAAAAATTGCAAAGAAAACGCTTTCTTGCAAAGTTACCGTCACTTCTTCCTTTAATGCGAACAAGGTAAAGAAAAACATCTCAATTGAATACCAAGATAGTGGTCATGGAGTTGTTGCTATCTTGAAAAACAACAACAAGGTAAATGTTGATCTGGACGCAAAACTTGTATACTACAAAAACGGTAAAATGCTGGATAGCAAAAGCGATTGTAACAGAGCTTTTGAATCCGGTAAGGAATGTGTTCTTTATTTTGACGCACCGAGCGACTCTGATTATAACGATGTTTCTTATGATAACTATAAAATGTCGTTGAGTGTTGATGAAGCAACAAATGCTGTTTGTGATGTTCGCAATATAATGGTTCAATCGGACATTGGAGCAGATAATGTTACGGTTGAAGCTACAAACGATTCCGGAAAAGATTTTTCATTTGTGAAAATTTCTTGCGTAATGTATGATGCATCTGGCAACTTGATCAAATATGATTATCATTATGCAGAATGTGAAAAGAATGGAGACACCGATTATTTCTCGTTTAGTTTTCCGTACGATTCAAATTACGATACGATCTATCCGAGCAGTTATAAGATATATGTTGATGAAGCATATACATATACTTGGTTACAGTAAAAATTGAAAGATAAATGATACTTAAGCCGTGGAAACACGGCTTATTTTAATTCCAAAATCGGATTGACACAAAATCGAAAATAGTCTATCCTTATTACTAAGGAAACAACCTTATCCGTGAAGAAGCGGATTACTTACTCGAACGCCATACTGTACGAAAGAGGAAACCAATGTGATTTCACAAGCGGTTTCCTCTTTTTTATTCAGATAAAAATGTATGGAGGTAGACACGAATGAAAAAATCACAACTTATGCTTAAGATTCAAAACGGCATTGAGGTATTTGAGAATCCAATATTCGGACAGATCAGAATGGTCATGGTCGATGATGAACCATGGTTTGTTGGAAAGGATATATGCGAAGTATTTGGAGATACGAATTACAGAAGAAGCCTTTCAAATATTGATGATTCTGATAAGGGTGTGTCACAAATTGATACTCCCGGTGGAAAACAAAGAATGACGGTTGTTAATGAAAGCGGTTTGTATTCCTTGCTCTTTCAGATGCAACCACAGAAAGCAAAGGGTGTGTCACAAAACGACTCCCTTATAAACGAAAGAAAAGAAAAACTTCATAAGTTCAAACGTTGGGTAACATCCGAGGTTCTCCCTACAATCCGTAAAACAGGTGGGTATGTCAATAATGATGAATTATTTATTTCTACTTACCTACCATATGCAGATGAAAACACTAAACTGATATTTTCACAGACATTAAAAACTGTTAGAGAGCAGAACGAAACCATTAAAAGACAGCAGAAAGAAATCATCCATAAGGAAGATGTTATTATCGGACTCGTTGATGATATTGACTTGGCAACCAAGAGACAACGGATAACGCAGATTGTCCGTTTCGGTGCGGATGGAAAGTATCAAGAACGCTATTCGTTGCTTTATGGAGAATTTGAAAGGAAATATCACTGCAACCTTAAATCAAGGATGGAAGGGTGTGCACTCAAACCCAAAGTAAGAAACAAGATGGATTATATCGACAGGGAAATGGGAATGATTCCTCAGTTGTACGAAATCGCTTGCAAACTTTTTGAAAACGATGTAGAAAAGCTGAAATCTGAATGGGAATCAGTAGTAGCTTAAAATTTAACCAAATGGATAGCATCTACCAAACGGTAGGTGCTATTTTTATACCCATTTTTAGGAGGTAAACGATGGGATATGGCGGATATTTAGTAAAGTTTGGGAATTATACCATACCGAACAGTTTAATAAAGCAGGACACGTTTAGTTCCTATGTAAATATGCAGGACAAAGACCCTTGGACGGATGAAAACGGATATGAGCATCGTGATGCCGTGGAACTGAAAGCCCTAAAGGTTGAGTTTGAAACCAAAGCCATGCTGACCGAAAAGCAGTTTGATGATTTTTGGAAAAATATTGAAAAGAACTATACCAAGGCAAAGGAGCGCGGTGGCTATATCACGGCATACGTGCCGGAAAAACGCGGATATGTGACACAGTACGGATATATCGCTGATATTCAGCCTACGTTCTATTCTGTGGCAAATGGGAAGATTAAGTATGACGCAATCAAGTTTTCATTTATAGGCGGTGTGTATGATAAATAGTAGTTTGAAAGAAAAGTATTGGGATTCCTCGACAGATAAGCAGATGGTTATATCTGTTGTTGGAACGAACCAGAAGATAGACAATTCGATGCTTGAAATCGGTACGTTTGCGCTTGAAGAAAGTCTTTGTTCGGAGTCTGAATTAAAGTTTGGAGCGTGCGAAGCGAATTGTGTAAAATTCACAGCACGAAACACCGCAGGAAACATTATTGGAAAAACAATCTCTATCGAAGAAACGATTGACGGAGATAGCAAAAATCCGATGCCATACGGAGTTTTTAAGGTTGCATCCGATGTTCCTACGGCTGACCGTACAAAACGGCAGATTACGGCATATGACGCAATGTATGACATTATCAATACAGATGTAAAGGCTTGGTATGCAGGACTTAGCTTTCCAATGACATTAAAGCAGTTCCGCGATAGCTTCTTTGCACATCTTGGAATTGCGCAAGTTGAAACAAGCCTTGCCAATGATTCCATGACTGTCAATAAGACGATTGTAGCCACACAGACGGACGATTCAAGCGTAGTCACAGAAGAGTCTGCTATCAGTGGAAAAACCGTTGTAACGGCAATCTGTGAGATTAACGGATGCTTTGGTAATATCAACCGAGAGGGCAAGTTTGAGTATGTCTTTCTGAAAGCAATCACAAGCGCACTTTATCCGGCAGAAGATTTATTTCCATCTGACAATTTATTTCCGTCTGACGCAAATACAGAGTCCATGACCGGACACTATATCACGTTTGATTATGAGGACTTCCAAAGCAAGGCAATCACACAGCTTGAAATCAAGACAAGTGAAGATAATGCCGGTGCTATTGTTGGAACTGCCGGAAACAACTATTCGATTACAGGAAACTTTCTTGTATCGGACAAGACCGGAGCGGAACTTGCACAGATTGCAAATAACCTATTGCCGATTATGAAACAGGCGGTATATACACCGATTAAAAGTTGCACTTGTGTCGGAAACCCATGTCTGACGCTTGGCGAACCAATCCGGTTCAATACCACAAGAGAAATTGTCGAAACGTATCTATTGCAACGCACCCTAACCGGAGTGCAAAGCAAGAGAGATTCAATCTCGGCACAGGGCACGCAGACACACTCTGCAAAGGTTAATTCTATCAGAGACACGATTGAAAGCGTTGAAAGACGTACCGGAAAGCTAGAGAGGAACGCAGACCATCTGTTATCGACATACGAGGATTTGGAGCAACAGACAAGCTCTAAATTTGAGCAGACCGCAAAAAGCATTTCCGCAGAAGTCGATCGTGCACAAAAAGCGGAAGGGCAATTAGACGCATCATTGGAATTGAAACTTGGAAGAGATGAGAACGACCAAGTTATTTCTATGATCAATGCCAGCGCAGACCAGATTATGCTTCGTGGGAACAGGCTCATAGTCGAAAGCAACAACTTCAGGCTTGATGGAGCTGGACGAGTAACAATAATCGATTCGCTAAACTTTAATTCGACAGCGCTCGGTGATGACCTTACAATTATTGGGCTTGACGGAAGAGGCAGACCCATGCTGCAAAACATACTCATTGACCTAGGCACTGTAACAGATTCAAACGAGGAAAACTTGGCAACTGAAAGTTATGTTGACAATTCGCTGAGTGGCTACGCGACCAAAAACGAACTGCCAAGTGGGTATTTTACAGATGTAGACTATACACTTAATGATGGCTCTACAACCAAGTATTCGCCTAGACACTTTAATAAAATGTCTGATTTTGGTTCAAGGGAAAGTACCTTGGATATCGAGGGTCTTTTGATTTCTATTCCGAGTTCCGATAAAAGACTGAAAAATAATATACAATCATTAAGGGATATTAAAAGCGTTTATATGGCAATGTGCCCGGTTGAATATACATGGAAACCCGGATACATCACGCAACACACAGGCTTACAGTTTGGTTTAATTGCGCAGGATTTAGAGAAGATTTTGCAGGATGCCGGATTGTCCGATAGCGGACTTGTACTAAAAGAAAATGCCGAAGAGGATGAAAAAGCAATTCACGGAGATTCAAAGACATGGAAAATTGACAAGGAAAATCTCCATGCAATGCACATACAGATGATCCAGATGCAGCAGAAAGAAATCGAACTTTTGCAGCAGAAAAACGAAGATCTGGAACGCAGATTATCAGCGTTAGAAAGGAGTGTGAACCATGCAGAAAATTTATAGCCGGACATACTGGGAGAATTTTCCAAGCGAGAAAACAGCAATTGATGCCATGCGGTTAAATAATGCGGAAGCCGGCATTGACAATCTGGATGATCGTGTGGTTGCTATGGATGCGTCTAAGGTTGATTTGGCAAAGGCAAATGAGCTTGTGAAAGAAATTCTGTGGGATGAATCAAAGGGAACGATCACTGTTGTGAAAATGAACGGTTCCAAAGCAGTCATTGATACTAAGTTGGAAAAGCTGGCCGTAAACTTTACATATGATCCGCAGTCGCAGCAGTTGATTATCACGCTGGACGATGGCACAACGCAGAATGTTGATTTGTCCGCTCTGATCACGCAGTATGAATTTATAGATAGCAATACCATTGCATTTGAAATTAGCAGTGACGGTAAGGTGTCCGCAATCGTGAAAGAGGGAAGTATCCAAGAAAAGCATCTGCGCCCAGATTATCTTGCAGATATTAAAGTGGAATCTGCCAAGGCGGTAGCATCTGCCAAAAGCGCAGGGGTGTCCGAAACCAACGCGGCAAAATCTGCCACAGACGCAAAGGACAGCGCAGACCGAGCGCAGGGAATCGAAGACGAGATTAACAAGAAACTCACAATGACAGAATTTGATGTGAATGAGGATGGAGAGTTGATTTACACGGACAATTCTGCTTATAACTTTGTCGTTGACAATGACGGAAATTTAAATTGGGAGGTGGCTTAGAATGGCTATAGCAGGAAGAGTAGCAATTGTGCCAAAAGGTGATTGGAGCGCAGATGCTACATATAAGAGATTGGATGCAGTAACTTATAACAATACGCTTTATTTTGCAAAAAAGGAAGTTCCGGCAGGAACGGCAACGAGCAATACGGAATACTGGTCTAAGTCTATCGTGGGCGGTGCTAGTGCGATTGCAACAACAGAGGATGCCGGAGTTGTAAAGCCGGACGGAAAAAGCATGAGCGTAGATGAGAGTGGAACGCTTAGTATTAACTTGGATGGAACCACAATTACATTAGATGAAGCAAAAAACGTCATAAAGTTGGCAGATACCTTAAAGGATAGAATCGGAAGTGCACTGCAACCGGAAAGTATCGTAAACAACCAGATCACCACAGTGGAAGGGTTTGCGTTGGACGCGCGGCAGGCAAATCCAAATCTGGATGGCACGTTGGCCAAGCAGGTAGCTGATTTAAACGGCAGTTTAAATAATCGACTTACAGGTTCTCGATTTAATACAACTGATACGACAACATTATCTGATATAAAGAATTACATAAACGCAAATATGAACGCAGGTTTATCATTTATGCAAATTTTTGATGAAAAATGTAAATTCTTTAATACAAGCGGTAATTGGTTTATGATTGGTTTTGCACAAGATCGAATTAGCGGTTGCATACTTGCAGCAAATCATTGGAGCGGTGAAGTAAAAATTATATTTACATACAATGATCCTTCTGGTAATAAAATGCTTAAAATAAGTAACATTCCTACAACAGATTCAAAAGATATTTAATTTTTATTCTGCTGCTAGATACGTGAAACTAAAATAATAAATACCGGCTTCAAATACACTTCGTAAAACCACGCATCCGTTAACAGCATCTAAATACCATAGACCTGTTTTACCATCCATGTTTGTTTGGTTAATGCCACGAAACGCTTTTTTTGGTAAATTCACAATGTAGACATATTCACTCGGAGTATTTTCTAATAACTCAATGCGTATAGAACAAATTACTAAAGATCCGTATTGCATCGCATTTTCTTCTTGAAACAATACTTTATCCGCAAAATTTGTTCGAGGACAATATGGCGTCCATTGAACATTTTTAATTTTTAAACTGCCGTTTAAACAAAAATACAGAACGAATGTTCACGTAACTCATAAACTATTTTTATCACAGAAAGGAATTAAAAATCATGGATAAAATTATTCTTAAAAACAAAACAGAGTTCGAGATCGCCGAAGGAGCGAGTCTCGGCAATATTCAGATTCAGTCGAAAGATTTTGACGGAATCAAGACAATCACAGATGCCTTTTCAGCGGAGAATATCTCAAAGGTCACATTTACACACAGCGATCAGATCTCCGGCGAGTATGATGATCTTAAGTGCGAGGGATTCTCATATGTGCCTAACATGGGCGAAGATGGCACAGAAGATGGTACATACACCGTAACGGTCAGCTTGAGGACTAAGACCGAGATGGAGAAAGCAATCGATGAGTTGAAAGCCGGGCATGAGTCCAATGCCGGAGCAATTCAGGATCTTGCAGATATGGTAGCAGGAGGTGAAGCATAATGGTTAAATTCTACGTGAGACGTATTCTTGTAGAAAAGAAAATGACGATTGATGAAGTGCCGATGCGTTGGCGCGCAAAAGTGCAAGAAGAGATTGAGAAACAGCTTTCCGCTTCTCTGCAATGACATTTCCTGTCGAAACTTGCGACCGAAAAATGTTGAAATCATGCATATTGCAGTGATACTATGGACTTGTCCGAAAGGACACTTCAAGTTCTGGCATGGGTGGGGCTTGGCATGGCTCCGCCCATAATTGGGGATTGACTATGCCGAACATACGTTCTGTAATTGCTTTGTTGGTACATAATAGTTTGTGATTGGAGGTTTTATGGTAGGAGAAGTAAAAACAAAAAAGACTTACAAAGAAGAAATTATAACTATGATAAAAGAAATTGAAGATTATAAGATTTTACGAATTTTGCATGAATTTGTAAAAGCTGGTTTAAAAGAAGAAAAAGCAGGGCGTTGAACCCTGCTTTTCTTTTAGAATATAAATTTTTCGAAAAATTCACATAACAATTCTTTTTTGCTTGCTGGCAATCTGCTATATTCAATAATAATTTTTTTAAAACGTTCATCATTCATTCCAATATTTAATACAACACTTGAAAATTCTTCGTCAACAGATTTATTTATGCGTGGGTCTATTAAATCTGATTTTCCGATTTTGAAATAATCAGCCAATGCCTGAAGCTTTCCTGACCTTGGAAATGATTTTCCGGTGCACCACATACTTAGAGTCGTTGGGTTAATACCTAAGTCTTTTGCGACATCTATTTGCTGTTTTTGATTTAATTCAATATAGTATCTTAAATTTTCAGCAAACACTTCTTTTTGGATATCGTCTACATCCATTTCGTTAAATTGATTTTCGTTATCCATTTCTTCTGCCCTCCTTTCTAACTGTATTATAAACCAATAAAATAAAAAATTCAATATTAAATCCAATAAATTTGAATTTTAGTGTTGACAATCCAAAATAATTGGATTATGATTAAACCATCAAATATGAAAGGAGAGAAAAAGATGCCTAGAATTTCATTAGAAGCAGTTCGCGTAAATGCGAAAATGACACAAAAGGAATGGGCTGAAATGCTTGGTGTATCTAATGCAACCGTTGTCAATTGGGAAAAGGGCAAAACAGAGCCTAGCTTATCACAGTTGAAAACCATGAGCAAATTGTCTGGTATTCCGATGGATTTTATTTTTGTGCCAGATACATCCAATTAAATTGGATTATAAAAGAAAGGAAGCGAGTGAGGACATGAAAGAAATTAAATCCGTGAATGATTTGGTTGTTGTTCCGGTTTCCTATTTCAATGGAATGGAAAAGGAATTGCAGAAGATTTTAAACAAAGTGGATATTCACGATATGGATGTCATGGAACAGGTTCTCCATATGCGGAAATGGCTGAAACCCAAAACCGTATATGAAGAAACAAAGAGATTATATCCTAATCTCCGTTTGGAAAATATTCATTTGCTTTTACCACAAGAAGAAGAGAGTTCTTGTGAGCGTACTGATAAAACAGACAGTGAATAGATTCTGCTGTTGTGTCGCATAGTGGATTGCCAAACGTTTCCGGAACATTTAGTTCCCAACAAAAATTATTGATATTTGCGAACGTTATATCATTTTCGGCTAATATCTTTGCCATCTTTTCTCGGTCGCAGGATATTGTAGAAAAATCGCAAATTAAAAAGTATTTCAAATTGTATCGCCTCCCTTATTTGATGATAAGGGAATTATACCACAGAAAGGAGTGAAAGTATGGATAATTTGGTACACATTGGGAATGCGGATATTTCCATCAAAGAGTACAAAGGCAAGCGAGTGGTCACGTTTAAGGACATTGATATTGTTCACGAAAGACCGGACGGAACAGCGAGAAAAATATTTAACGACAATAAGAAACACTTTATTTTAGGAGAAGATTACTTCGTCCGAAATTCGGATGAAGCCAAGGGGGGAATTTGGTGTAACTGCTCCGAACGGAATGTATCTTTTTACCGAACAGGGCTATCTAATGTTGGCCAAGTCGTTCACGGATGATTTGGCATGGGAAGTACAAAAGAAATTAGTTTCTTCCTATTTTAATGTATATTTTCGGATGCGACTTGAACATTGTAGCAGAGTACGAAATCAGATATTGCGCATGAAAGGAAGTGATTGAATGAGCGAAAAAGAAAAACGTGTTGTCGAAAAGCTTCGTGATGCCATTCCGAATATGACAGATTTTCAGAAAGGATATGTCCTTGGAATGGTAGAGAGTTCTGCTTCGAAACATAGTGAGCAGGGCGAGGAAAACGAAACACATAATGGAAAGGAGAATTAAAATGAGCAATTTTGAATTTCAGAAAGTTAATTCAAGGGTAATTCGTAGCGGTGACAACTATTTGGCAAAGGTTGACTCTGCGGAAACTTTTTCAAGCATTTTCGTTGACGAGGAAACAACATATGGAGTCTCTGTAAGAGATGCACAGATACAGACAGGAGATTCGACTTACACACCTGCAATGGCTTTTACATATTCCATGGAAGATGGTTCCGTGCGTTTTATAGATGTTGTTGTATGTCCGTTACTCGGAACGTTTGTTTCTGACTGGTACTAAATTATAAAGTGGCAGAAAGGGGCATGAATGAAAAAAGTAATCCAATTCATCATAGGTGCGGTCGCAATGGAGTATTCCTTGGTTGCCGCGTGCTATATGGATAGCGAGGGCGCGGTCTGGGATGTGTCGGCTATTAAATTTGTAGCTGGGGCGGTAATTGCGGCAATCATGTATTACTGGTCGGAAGTAGACCGAAAGAGAGCTGAACTTGACAAGCGAATTAAGAGAAATCGCAGAATGAGAGAGGATGCATGGTAGGCGTTGTGTATATAAGTGGCACAAGATGTTCCACGAGAGAAAAGCGTATGCTTGCTGAACTTTTGGCAGGGAAACGAAAGAAACAGAATGATAAAGAGGGCTTTGAAAAGGTTCTTGACAGAGAAATGGAAAGGAGAAGCAATGGAGAACAGAATAACATTGATCGGTGATGTTGTATCAGCACCAAGGGAAAGCCATAAATCAAACGGTAAGAAATTTTATAAATTTTTCATCGGAGTTGAAAGAAAAAGCGGTGTCGCAGATATTCTTCCGGTACTGTTTGACAAAGAAATCAGCGATACGGGAATTAGCGGAAGGGTATACGTCAGTGGGAAGATAATTACCCGGCACGTAAAAACAGGATCCGGAAAAGCCATTCTTACATATGTTATGGCTGACACAATCAAACCCAAAGATGATGCACCTTTGAATGAAGTAAGCCTTGATGGAATTATCGAGGAAAATCGACTGAGAGAAACACCACTTGGTCGTAAAATCTGTGATGTGAAGCTTAAAACCGTAAGAGAAAACGGAAAAGAGGATTTGATTACTTGCATTGCATGGGGTAAGTGTGCAGAGTATACGGACTCACTTGCTTTAGGCGATAGGGTAAGCACATACGGAAGATTACAGAGCCGGAGATACAAGAAAACGTGTAAAGATGGTCACGTTGTGGAAAAAGTTACATATGAGTTGTCAATAAAAGGAATCGTGGGGGTGTAACATGAAAAAGGAAAATTACGTCTGTGTTCCAAGGGAAGAGTACAACGAACTGATTGAGTGTAAGTTACATATCAACATGTTGCACGAATACATTGCAAAAGAACACGAGGACAATATCAGATTGCGCGGTTGCAAACAGGATGCAACAGATATGCTGACAATCGAAACTTTGAGCGGATACACGGAGAACGAAAAGCATTTCGATAGACTGAGAAGAGAATTTAAAGAAAGGGTGAGACAAAAATGCGAATGATTTTAAAATCGTTACATATTGAAAATTTCAAAGGTGTAAAGGATAAGACATACGAATTTGGCAAGACAACAAGGGTTTCCGGCATGAACCGGAGAGGAAAGACCACAATCGGTTCAGCATGGTACTGGCTGATGTCTGATAAGAACTATGAACTTGCAAGTAACCCAAACATTAGACCGGACAATGTAGAAGATTGCATTCCGACCGTTACTGCAACTGTCGATGTAGGTGGAAAAGAAATCACTCTTTCCAAGATGCAGAAGCGAAAAGTTGGAAAACCGGATAAAAATGGAGTTTCGAAAATTACAATCACAAATACATATGAGATCAATTCTGTGCCTAAGACAGAACGTGATTTTAAGGCATATCTGGAAGAATTAGGGTTTGAGTTTGATAAATTCCTCATTTGTTCGCACCCGAATGTGTTCACTAAGGATTTGTCGTTGAAGAAAAAACAGGATGAAATGAGAAAATCCTTATTCGCTATGGCAAGTGCAAAAACAGATTTAGAGATTGCGCAAATGAATAAAGAAACTGCGGATGTTGCAAAATTGCTTGAATCCTACAAATTTGAAGAGATTGAAGCCATGAACAATGCTTTCAAGAAGAAAGCAGTTGAACAGTTAGATGCGATTCCTAATCAGATTATCGGTCTGGAGAAAGCAAAGGTTGATATTGATGTGGCAGAGCAGGAGTTATTGAAAGCCGATTTAGAGAGAAAGATTGAAGCACTTGAAGATTTAATTGGGAAATCTGATGTGCGGATTGATGAAATGCGCAACGAAGAAATGCATTGTCAGTTTGAAATGTCAGCTGTTGCGCAGACCATGAATAATGAACTTTCAAGCAAGAAACGTGAGATTGAAAATCACAAATACGATCACGAACGGAAGTTAGAGGATGTCCGTTCATCTATCGGAAAAGCGCAGGGTTCCATTGAAAGCAATAAGAAATCAATTTCCGAACAGGCTTTTAAGAAAGCTGACCTTGTGAAAAGGTACAATGATGAAATTGCAAAAAAGTTTGACGATTCTAAGTGGGTATTTGACGAATCTACAACGGTTTGTTCGTTATGCGGGCAAAGATTGCCGGAAGATAAAATAGAGTCTTTAAGAGCCGATTTTTCGCAGAGAAAGGCAGATGCAATCGAATCATTTAATGAAGAACACGCGAAAACGCTTGCCATGATCGTTGACGATGGAAATGCGTGTGCTGAAATGATTAAGAATCTGACCGAGAATAACAAGGAATTAGAAAACACAATTAACACCTTGAAACTGCATGAAGCGGAAGAAATTGATATTATCAAGGGATTTGACGAACAGATTTCTAAGATTCCATCTTGCGCTGATTGTACGCAGAATGCGGAATATGCCAAGTTAAAGGCTAAACAGGATAAATTGCTTGCTGATATTGCAGAGTTAGAATCCAAGGGCACAGATAAGGCGGCTGATTACGCAAAAGCTGATATTACAAAATTAAAGAGCCAGCTTGATGAAGTAAATAAGATTATTGCACAGGCTGAAAACAATGTTCGCATTGATGAACAGATTGCAGATATGCAACATAAACAGAGCGAGTATGGGCAAGCAAAGGCAGATGCCGAGAAGATTCTTTATCAGCTCAAAGAAGTTTCAAAACGAAAGAATAAGTTACTTGTTGAAGAAATCAATCAGCATTTCGGTATTGTACGTTGGAAGTTGTTCGATTTCCAGAAAAACGGAGAATATAAGGAAGTTTGTATTCCTACAGTACTTGATGAAGAAACCGGCATTTACAAGGTGTTCGGTGACACGACTAACACTGGCAGAGAAATTGAAGCGAAGATTGATATTTGCAACAGTTTTCAGAAGTTCTTTAATATGTATGTTCCTATCTTCCTTGATGGTGCTGAGAGCATCAATGACGAATATGTGCCGGTCGTTGATACCCAGCTAATTCTTCTGACGGTTTCCGAGGATAAGCAGTTGAAAGTGGAGGGTGTGTAGGATGAGTCACATTGAAATTTTTAAGTTTGATGAAAATGGAGATTCTGAAAGTTATGGAGAGGTAAGTAACGCATGGCTTGGTTCAATGCGAGTGTGGAACATTTTAGGGGAAAAGTATTGTGGTCATGGGGCATCATTATTTGACATGGGGCAGATGGAAGCAATTTGGAATCTTGTGGATGATAAATCTGTCACGTATGATGAAAAAATCGTCCTGTTTACCACATTCGATAAATACCTTGTTAAGAAAGAAGATATTCCCAAAGTTATTGATGCTTTCCGCAAGTTTGAGGGAAATACAAATCTTAATGAGCAGGCAGATGTGCTTGAAAGTTTGTATGAAGAACCGAATTGTATTGCGGTTGGATTCCATCAGAACAGTATAAGTTGCGAGCAGTGGTTTGACTATAACTGCATTCAAGACAAAGAACACTTTTGGCTATTTGATGAACTGAAAGAAAGCGAGGGTGCCGAATGTCAAGAGTTGGAATAAGCAACAACATCATACAGCCGGATGCACGGTGTATGTCGTGCAAGCGTTGGAAGAGTGCAAGTAAAGGGTTCTGGGGAAGAGCCGGACATTGTTCTCTTCCGTATTGCGAGAAAGATATGAGAAATAAAGGAAAGAGAGGTCGTGTACATGGATGATATTGAAAAATTGAAGGCTGAAAACTCGGATTTGCGAACAAAGGTAGATGAACTTATGAGTAATAAATATTACCTTGAAGGAGAACTTAGAAAAGTCACAGAAACCAACGAAAGACTTTTGCGTATTCTTGAAAATTTGTCAAATGGATATGTGAAAAAGGAGGGCTAATGATGCAGTATATCAAAGCAAAATTTCCAAACAGCACCAGAAGTTATACATACCGCACCGAGGATTCCGTAAAAGCCGGCGATATGGTTGTAAATGCCAAAGGTGCAAAGCTGACGGTTACAGATGAAACCGTGGATATGAAGTGGGTGGATACCTACGGTGCTGATAAGGTGGCAGTTGTGAAGAAGTATGAGGAACCGGTAGCTGCCGGAGAAAGCGAGGAATAAATAATTATGGCAGAAACAAAGAAACAGGAAGTTGCAGTTAAGCAGGAAATGAATACAAGACTTTCATTTTATGCAAATCAGTATACCGGACTTATGGAGCGTGATTTCGCAGAACATGGTCTTGCCTTTGATGATTATTCCAAACAGTGCGTTATGGCATCTATGAGTGCCATTTACAACCTTGTTACATCGAATAGGGCGGCTATGGAAAATCTGAATGGTTCTAATTTGAGACAGGTTATCGGGCAGGTTTCCAGCCTTAAACTTAATGCAAATGCCGTGCCAAGAGAGTGTTATTTCCAGTTGAGAAATAAGCAGGATGCCAATGGAAATTGGTATAAAGAGGTTGAAATGGGTATTGAGGGAGACGGAAACGATGCACTTCTCCGTAATTTCGGTGTTGGTGTTAAAAAGGTCTATCCGGTATGGCTTGTGAAAGAAGGGGATGAATTTACATATCCGAAGCACAGAGGTGTTGAAGTTACGCCGCCGGAGTGGGAAGAAAAAGGATTGTCGCAGAAAGTAATCCGTGTAGTTTATCCAGTCGAGATGGACGGTGGAAAGATTGAATACATGATTGCGGAACGTGAAGGCGTGAAAGGAAACCTTTTGGCTCATGTGCGCAACAATCTTTTGAATGAAACGTTTGGAATTTGCGAGAATAAGCGCAAGGCAACCGACAAGCAAAAGGCTGAAATTAAGGCTAAAAAGGACGAGATTATCAGTGCACTTCTCGGATGCAAGACATTGGAAGAAATGCTTGCTTGTGAAGTGGCAAGACCTTATATGAGCGCGGCGTGGAGAGAAACTTCCGAAGCTATGATTATTCGCAAGATGCGCAATAATGCAATCAAGAAGCATCCGAAAGACCTTAACGCTATGGCTACACAGTCACTTATGCAGATGGATGAAACTTATCAGCAGACGCAGGAAGAAATTGCCGAGAACGCCAATTCAGAGGATTTTGTTGTAGATGCGGAAGCAAAAGAAGTTGAAAGCGCAGCAGTCGAAGCGGAAGTTATTGAATCGGCAGAGAATGACGAGAATTTGCCGGACTTTATGAAAGATTAGGAGGTTGCCATGAGAGTTATATCACAGGACGGAGCACTTGATATTCCGTATGAGCAAGTAGTTATTCAGAGGTTTAATGGAGAAATCTATTTTTTGAACAAGAACCTTACAGGGATAGATGATCTTGTCAGTGACATTGTTATTGCTAAATACTCCACCGAAGAAAAAGCAAAGAAAGCCATGGAAGAATTGAGATATACCTATATGTGTCACAGCCTTGTAAAGATGGGGCAGACACCGCCAGATGGAATTGACGAAAATATTGACGAAAAACTCACTATGGGTTTGAGCGGAGTATTTCAATTTCCGGCAGAGGAAGAATTGGAGTAGGGTATGGATAATTTAACAAGATACACCGCAGACGATGAAGTACCGAATTGTGGACGATGTGAACACATCAATGATTCTAATGAATGGTGTATGCAAAATTGCGGCGGAGCAAATGGCTGGAGCGGCTATTTGAGATATGGAGAAAGCGAGGTGACAAAAGATTGAAACTTAGAGTTTTGGGTTCAAGCAGTTCCGGAAACTCATACGCCTTGATTTCAGACAGTGGCGAAATCCTTGCCATTGAAGCCGGATGCAAATTTCTTGATTTTAAGAAAATGATTGATTGGAAAATAGCAAATGTTTCCGGATGCATTGTGAGCCACGAACATGGAGACCATGCGCGATACATAAAAGATTTCATGAAATCCGGCATTCCGGTTTACACGGCTTTTGAAACGCAGACCGCACTTGAAACCATAACCGGAGAACGTACAGCACCTATTCCACCGCGCAGACCACGGCAAATCGGCAGTTTTACGGTTACCCCATTCAATGTACCGCATGATACAGAAATTGAGTGCTACGGCTATTTAATCGAGCATGAGGAAATGGGGCAGTTGTTGTTCTTAACGGACTTAGAATACTGCAAGTACAATTTTTCAAAGCTGAATATTGAGCATATCATGGTTGAAGCCAATTACAGCATGGACTTGGTAGACCGGAATACGCCAAATTATGAACACCGCCTACGAGGTCATATGAGCCTTGATACAACACTTAAATTTATTCAGACAAACGACAACCCAGCTTTACGAAATGTCGTTTTAATACACTTATCGGACACAAGCGGAGATCCCGCGTTATTCCTACAACGAACGAAAGAAATAATTGAATATGGATCAAATGTTTATGTTGCAGAAAAAGGACTAGAGGTTGATATGAACCTTTGTCCGTTCTGAAAGGAGAAAAGACGAAATTATACATTTACAGTTTTTGGGGCAATAAATTTTCTTGTAGAGAAGCAGACGTAGAAGAAAAGCCAAAAACGTATATCATTACTGAAAAATCCGAATTTGGATATAAAGGACAGAGAATCCGCAAGGACGAAATTGGTGTGTTAAGCGGTTACAGCCGGGATAGGGTCATTCTGACGGAGAAAAACAAGAAAAAAGCTGTTGAAATGCTTATTAGCAGGCAGGGCACTATTGTTGAGAGTTGCCGAGCACGTCTTGAATATGAAGAGAAAAAACTTGAGACCATCAAAGCGGAACTTGAAAAAGAATAATTAGGTTGAAACACCTTGGCGAAAGCCTAAAAGAAACTATCTTGTTTGGCGAATAATAGTTATCACAAGCTTATTGAAAGCCATGTTTTGGCGGTGCGTTTACCGCACCGCCCTTACAAAAGATTGGAGGTAAAAATTGAAATTATGTGAATACTGTATGGTTGAATTTGAGCCGAAGCGACCAGATCAGAAATACTGTAGACCCGACTGTGCAAGAAGATCTGCGCAGTTTAGAAATTTTAAAAAGGCTGGAAGAATTGTGTATAAAAGAATATGCCCGAAATGCGGAAGGCTGTTTATGACGATAGATGAAAATAAGTTTGATTGCCAAGACTGCATTAGCATTGACGTTAAAGAACGCTTGAGAAAGCCAAAGAAAAAGGATGATGCAATCAAGGCTGTGAATCATATGGCACGCGCTTCCGGAATGAGTTACGGAAATTTTGTGGCTCAAATGAGCATGAAGCCATTGGAGAGGAAGTGATTGAGTTGGATTATAAGAAATTTAGACAGGCGAAAGCCATCGAAGCTAAAAACAAGCAGAAATGGCTTGCATTGAATCCAAGGCTTGATGAATCAAGCGGAATCTATATTTTGACAAGGCAGGACGAAAATGGGTTTAGATATGCCTACGTGGGGCAGGCAAAGCACATTTTAACCAGATTGTCACAACACCTTTCTGGGTATCAGCACATAGACCTTAGCTTAAAGTCTCATGGACTTTATTCAGAGGATAATCCATATGGATGGAATGTAGCATCAGTACACTGCCCGATAGATAAACTTGATGAGCGTGAGCAGTATTATGTCAAATTTTGTGCAAATAATGGCTATCAGCTTCGGAATAAGACGAGTGGATCACAGGGCGAGGGCAAAGCTAAGATTGATGATTACCGTCCGGCAAAAGGCTATTATGACGGCATTAAGCAAGGCAAAAAGACTCTTGCCAAGGAATTATCGCATATCGCTGAAAAGCACCTTGAAATCCGTTTAAAGCCGGAGAAACAGGGTAACAAAGTTTCTGAAAAACAGTATGAGAAGTTTATGACTTTGATTTCTGAAAATACATATGAGGAGAGTGATTAAATGGCAGAAGTCAAGTGGATTAAGATCACAACAGATGTTTTTGATGATGAAAAGATTCTGCTGATTGAGAGTATGCCGAGTGCGGATAGCATCATTACGATTTGGTTCAAACTTCTTATTCTTGCCGGAAAACAGAATAACAACGGCGTGTTTATGATGAGCAACAAGCTGCCGTTCACGGATGAAATGCTTGCCACCATTTTTCGCAGAGATTTGAACACGGTAAGGCTTGCGCTTAAGACATTTGAAGAGTTTGGAATGATTGAAGTTGTTGACAACGTGATAACGATTCCGAATTGGAATAAGCATCAAACGCTTGACGCTTATGAGAAGAAAAAGGAACGTGACAGGCTATATCAGCAGAATCGTAGAAAGAAGCAGAAGAACCTAATTGAGCAAAAATCGCCCGATAAATCGTCTGACGTCGCTGTTTCAGATAAAGAAGAAGAAAAAGAAGAAGATAAAGAGAAAGAAAATATAAAAGAAAATTCGCTGTCGCCCGATTCCGGAGATTTGTTTGATTTTGACGATGCATGGAAAAAGACTTTTAGCATATACCCCAAGAAAACAGCGTACACTGCCTCTAAAACAGCTTGGATGGATAAAGTGCTAGAAGTTATCGAAGAGAACCAACCGGACATTGCACGGCTGTTATACAAAGCAACAGAAGCATATTTGAGTGACTATCAAGAAAAGAATCCGGACGATACGGATTTTCGGTACATTCCAAAATATGTTGATTGGCTGAAAAATGATTGCGACTATTGGTTGCAGATTGCAGAGAAACGAGGTGATGACAGTTGACAGAAGCGGAGTTCGGAGTGATCGGGTGCGTACTGATTGACAATGATGTGCTAAATAGCATCTGGCGAACACTGAAACCGGAAATGTTTAGTTCGGATTTCGCACAGGACACATACAAGGAAATGCTTGCCATGTATGACCGGAATGAAAGCATTGACCCCATGTCTTTATCAATGGCACTTGAGAACCACAAATACACACAAGAGCAGATTAGCGAATTGATGAAAACTTGTATTACCGGCACAATCACTTCTGCAGTGATTAAAAGCTATACAGATGCGGTTGTGAAAGAATACAAAGCGCGAACAGTTAAAGACATGTTCCAGAGAGCCAGCTTAAAACCATGTGATATTGATGATACGATTTGTGATCTTCTTACAAGGCTTGAACATTTGCAAGAGGGAAAGGAAGTAAAGTTAAAACCAATTAAGCAGATTTCAGTTGAGAATAAAGACAAATATTTCAACGAAAGTGTTGGAGAGGGCGGTATAAAAATCGGGTTATCGCAACTTGATGATGCACTTGGCGATCTTGAACGAGGTGATGTAACAGTAATTGCTGCAAGACCGGCAGTCGGAAAATCCGCACTCACAACGCAGATTATTGGAAATATGGCAAAAAGGGGACTTAAGGTCGCATATTTCAATTTGGAGATGAGCGATAAACAGGTATATGAACGATTTATTTCAAGACTTGCGGAAATCGGCTTAACGAGAATCAGAAGGGCAAAAGCGTTTCTCGGTGATGAACAGGAAAAATTTAACCAAGCAAATGAAGAGATGAGCGATTATCAATTATGGATTGCATCCGGGACTGTATCCCCGAGAGAGATAAAGTCAGAATGCAGACACCAAAACTTTGACGTTATCGTTGTTGACTATCTACAATTGCTTATGCCGGATAACAGATATTCTGGAAGAAATGAAGAAGTAGCATCAATTTCAAGAGGTTTAAAATCGGTTGCAAGAGACTTAAATACACATGTAATAGCACTTTCACAGATAACAAGAGCTTCCGAAAGCAGAGACACAAAAGAACCTACCATGGCAGAGTTGAGGGAATCCGGGGCAATCGAACAGGATGCGTCAAACATAATTATGCTGTGGAATCTGTCAGACAATGACAAGGGAGCCAAGGGTGTAAAAATCGAGAAGAACAGGCAGGGAATGACAATGCGTGAAGCAATGGAGTTTGATGGAGATCACATGAAGTTTGTTGAAATCGAAAAACCGTTTGATGATGTTGTTGCGGAAATAAAAAAGAAAGAACGTGGGGACGGATTTAAGCCATACAATGGCGATTGTCCGTTTTAGGGGTAGTGGCTATGGCAAGTGCAAAGATTGAAAAGGGTTCGGAAGAATGGCAAGTATTTATGGATTATTGGCAATTCATTCAGAAATACTATTCTCCGGACAGCACTGATTCTTGGTGGGATGAAGTTGTAAAAGCCGGAGAATCATTGATAAACAAATACAAAGGCATGGAGATTGAAGAGCGTGCAAGACAGCTTGTATTGAGTCATTTTGCATGGTTGGAAATCACATACAGAAAGGAGAAATCAAAGAAATGAGCAATGCGTTGAGACGGAATAAAAAGCCAACATTTTACACCAAACAGGAGATGCGGACTATCGGGCGAAATGATTTTGAAAAGAGAAATGCTGATAAGGTTATATCAAAATCATACAAAGATTTTGTCGTGATTGGGTACATAATTCTGCATGACAAATTCGGATTCGGACAGACAAGAATCATCCGGTTGCAGGATTTTTTGAAATCTTACTTAGATGAAGCATCGTCCGGTGGAAAGAATGGCAAGGACTTGGCTGTTTACCTGAAAAGTAAATACGGAATCGACATCAAAGAGGAAATCAGAAAAATTCCACAGAGACAGTTAATGAATATGTATGCAAAGAAAGGTTTTTGCATCGAGCGTGAAGCATACAGGCTTTCCAGCGCATCGTTGTTTAACTATTTTGCACTGACACTTACGATTCTGAAAAAGGAGTTTAAGATAACAGCGAAACAGTTGCAGTATTTCTCGGACAAATTCATCGACTATATTGATACGTTAGCTAATTACAAGCAGTTTCAGTTGACTGTTCCGATGATAGCTGAGAGTTTAGCGGAAGAGATTAAGTTTGTGTGTGATTTGGAGGTTTAATATGACGAATAAAGAAAAATACGGAAATAAGATTATAGAACTTGCGGTAAACACAGGAATGTTTGGATTAAAAAATGGAGAGCCTGCAATTTGCGAAGAAACTGAATGTGAAGAGTGTTATTTTTATGAATCAGATTCGTGCAAAGGTAGTACGTATAATTTCTGCGAATGGCTTAATTTAGAGTATGTTGAGCCTCCTGTTGATTGGAGTAAGGTAGCAGTCGATACGCCGATTTTGGTAAGAAATAGCGAAAAAAATTCGTGGGAAAAAAGATATTTTGCAAAATACGAGAACGGAATAGTGTACGCATGGGGATACGGAGCAACATCTTGGAGTGCGCGCGGAAGTGGCGATATAAGCGATTGGAAAATGGCAAAGCTGGCAGAAAGTGAGGGATAGTCATGGAGAGATTAACAGTAAAATGGGCGGATAAAGTCTATGACACATTTGACCCTGTAGACATTGTAGATAATGAGTATTCAAAAGCGAATTACAATAAAATATTAACCAAGCTAGGAGATTACGAGGACTTAGAGGAACAGGGCAGACTTATCAAGTTGCCTTGTAAGGTGGGAGATAAAATTTTCCTTGATTTTGCAGGATTTGGAAAAGATGTAGACAAGTTTACAGTTAAGGATTTCCATTTGGATTGTTTTAAAGATGGAGAAACTACGCTGTTTTGCGATTATGAATCAAACGATAGGACTTTATCTGGTCAAATTGATGTAATGGAATTCGGAAAAACCGTATTCCTCACAAAATCCGAAGCCGAAGCAAAACTGAAAGAATTGAGAGGTGGAGAAAATGAAAGTAGTAATTGACATACCTAACGATTTCAAAGGAGATTATATTGTTGACAAATTTAAAGATTTCTTTTCAAGGGTTATTGCGGATATTGATTGCAAAGGTATGTGTGGCAGATACGAGAAAGAAATTGCTGAAATGTTTTTAAAGGCATTTGATGATAGTGAAGAAAAGAATACTTGCAACTGTCAGCGTAACAGCAATTCAAGAGATAATGAGTCTTGTTGCGGATGTGACAGTAAAGTTTCAGAAAATGATGATACAAAAAACAAAGTTACATCTCTGGAAATTATCGTAAGGATGATAGACAACAATCCATATTACGAAATCAAGTACAAAAAAGTCGGCGAAGATTATTACCATGTAGGTTACAGTTCATTCAATATTGATAATGTATTGAAATGGCGTGATGAGTGTTTTGAACTTGTTGATGCGAAAGCGACCCATGCCGACAGGATAAGGAATATGTCAGATGGAGAGTTAGCAGAGGTGATGCCTTGTCCATACATGAAAGACCCGTACGATGAGTGTGTTCATGGTTGGCATGATTATGATTGCAGTAAATGTAAACTTGATTGGCTTCAATCAGAAGCGGAATAGAGGGGTAAAAATGAATAAAGTTAGATTTGAGTTTCATCTTGCAGTAATAAAATTTTATTTTTCGATAATGAATTTATTATATGAAAGATGTTGCGAACACATTATTAAAGCTGAGAAAATTCTAGAGGAATTAGAAAGGAGAGAGCATGGAAGATAGATATTTATTCAAAGGCAAAGAAAAAGATAGTGGAAAATGGTTGGAGTGGAATGTAATGGAAGGAATCCCACATAATGTAACTATTTTAACTAATACAATCTGCTAATGCACAGGGCTGAAAGACAAGAATGGCAAGCTGATTTGGGAGAATGATGTTGTAAAAATAAATAATAGCAAGGTGAATACGCTTATAACATTTAGGGATTTTGAAATTATATATACAATTCCTAACGAAAAATATTATAAGCACAGACTTGAATATGATACTGAATATGAAGTTATCGGCAACATCTTTGACAATCCGGAGTTATTGGAAAGCGAGGGATAATATGACGGAGAGTGAAGCAATTAAGATATTGAAGAAAGACAGTTGTTATGAATGCGCACAAGGCACAGACAGCCCGCTTAATTGTGAATATGGGGGATGCAGGGTTGCGAAAGCTACTAGAGTAGCAATCAAGGCACTTGAAGAAGTACAACAGTACCGTGTAATCGGCACACTGGAGGAATGCGGGGCGGCGGCGGTTAAGCAGACGGCGAAGAAACCTATATTTAACCATAACCTTAGTGATACTCTTTCTATATTCCATTGTGAATGCGGAAACAAAATTAAAGTCAGTCACGATATAGGGATAATGAATAACAACAATGCGCCAAATTACTGTAGTAAGTGCGGTTGCAAGTTGGATTGGAGTGATGAAGAATGATTTTTCAATCGTACATAAATTTCTTTCTGCTAATACTTATAGCCATTAGGTTAGATATTCTAACAGAATTTGGAGTTAATCTTTTTTGCATTCTGTCAGTTGTAGCAATGATTGGACATGAGATTTTTGATTATTTGAAAAAAGGAGATGGAAAGCGATGAAACTGATTGAAGCAGATGAATTAAAAAAGAGTTATACCAACAATGGTTCATGGATATTCTTCTTACACAGAGGAACAGTGAGGATATGTTCTATGCGTTGGCACAAAAGATTGATGCACAGCCGACTGCTTACGATGTGGACAAGGTTGTGGAGCAGTTGGAAGAAACTAAGGCTTATATGCTATATGAGAATATGAACGCTGATGTTAAGTGGTTTAATAAGGCAATCGAGATTGTGAAAGGCGGTGGAGCAGATGGCAATTAAACCAATACTATTTAACACAGAAATGGTTCGGGCAATTCTGGACGGACGAAAAGAGAGTTGTAAAGCCACTACGGCACGTTATGGAGCACAGTGTATAAAGCCACCATATCAACCAGGGGATATCCTGTATGTCCGGGAAACATGGAAAAAGGCACCGAACGGATACTATTACTACGAAGATTGGCAAAGAAATGACATTGCCGATGTTACAAAGTGGAAACCATCCATCCATATGCCAAAAGAGGCGGCGCGAATCTGGCTTCGCGTTACCGACGTACGAGTGGAGCGGTTGCAGGAAATCACGGTGGATGGATGCCACAGAGAGGGTATAAATATTGAAACAAGTGCTGTGACAGATGGAGAAACTTTAAATAGAAAACATGATTTTAGCTTAGAGAAGTTTGAAACCCTATGGGATTCAACCGTAAAGAAATCCGACATTGACCGCTACGGTTGGGATGCGAATCCTTGGGTATGGGTGATCGAATTTGAGCGGTGTGAGAAACCGGAAGGAGTGTGAGGTATGAGTAAAAGCAGAGCCAGTAAAATGAACGGCTATCGTAGCATGGTAAGCCGTCAGAAAAATGATGTTTTTAAGTTTAAGCCTAAAAAGAAAAAGAAAGGGTGATGGTATGGCTAAAGCAGTATTGGTTATGGATATGCCGGAACAGGTGTGCCAGAAATGCACATTGTGCTATGAGACAGAGAATGATGACGAATACCTGTGCTGCGCGACAGGAAAACTTGTACCAAACGGAAAGAAGCCGGATTGGTGTCCGCTCCGAGAATTGCCAGAGCATAAACGCACGATTGGTACAGAGAGCGAAAGCAACCAGACATTGATGAATGCAGGGTACAATGCCTGCTTGGATGAAATTTTAGAAGAAAGAAAGGAATAACGAATCCTCGGTAAACCGAGGTTGCAACTTAAAGGTTTGTGGATTTATTGAAAGTAGGTGATACAGAGTGAACAATGATAAGAAAGAGGAACAATGCAAATGGTATGTTACTCACACGCCCCATGGTTTCCCAATTTATGCCACAGAGTGCGGGAAAATGAGGATTAATTATGCGACAGGAATTGATATTTACTGTAATGCTTGTGGCAGAAAAATCAAGGTTGTTGATGATACGAAAGTGGGTGATTCAAAGTGAAGATTTTAAGCAAGAAGAAATGTGAAGAAATATTAAAAAGAATTACTGCAAATGAAATTATTCAGACTGAATACGGACTGCACGACATGGAAGCAGAAACAAAAGCGACAGAAAATAGAGCAGAAATAGCTTTTATTGTCGGTGGAATTAAGGGAATGGATAAGGTGCAGAATACATTAAGAAAAAGATATAACAACTAACCGAAAATCAAAGAAAGGAATAGGTTGTGCGCACATAAAACCGAGGTTTCCTTTTGGTAGATTTAGAATGAAAGTACATTGTTTATTTGAACAGTCAGGAACATTCAAGAACGCTTTCAAGAAGTATGGAATTGAAGCCTACGACTATGATATTCAGAATGAATTTAACGAAACCGACTATGTTACTGACCTTTTCGAAGAGATTGATAGGGGGTATCAAGGTGAGCCGAGTTTGTTTGATAAGATAAGTCTTGATGATTTGATATTTGCATTTTTCCCTTGCATAAGGTTTGAAAATCAGATAATGCTGTGGTTCAGAGGGCAGTCGACAAGTCAGAAAAAATGGTCTTTGGAAGAAAAATGCGAATTTGATATGAATTTGCTTAAAGAAGTTTCACTTATGTATGATTTGGTAAACAAATTGTTTATTATTTGCATGAGAAAAGGATTAAAGCTGGTAATGGAGAACCCTTATTCAGAAGAGCATTTTTTAAGGCGGTATTGGTGTTATTCCCCGGCAGTAATTGATAGAGACAGGGGAGATAGCGGAGATTACTTTAAAAAGCCTACGCAATATTGGTTTTTGAATTGCGAGCCACAGAACAATCTTATTTTTGAGCCAATTAGTTATAACGCTGTCGAATGTAAGGACGCTATAAGAACAATGAAAAAAGAGCATTATGCAAAAACAGGGGCAGAAAATGCAAAAACAGCAAGGTCAATGATACATCCACAATACGCAGATAGATTTATCAGACAATATATTCTTGATAAGGAAATATGGAGTCAACAATAGTTTTATAGATTTTATCAATTATTCTTATGTTTTTAATATTGAAAACATATAAATATCAACCAATAAAATAAGGAGAAATGGCTTATGAAATTTACAAAATTCATTAAGCCAGAACTTGAACAAATCAAAGAAAATGCCAATTTCACGGAAGAAGAGGAGAGAATTTTCTCTCTTCTCTGCCGTGGTTTTTCACAAAAGCAAATATCCACAAAAGAAAATCTATCACTAAGAACGATAGAGTACAGAGTGAGAGATATAAAAGATAAAATAGAAAGAACGGGGGTATTTGATTGGATGAAAAAGAACTGTTGAAATATGCCGTTGATAGTGGTATCCTCGACATAGCACTTGTGCAAGAACAAGTTGAAATGAACAAAAGAGAAAAGATACTAAAGAAACACCCATATGATATATGGGAAGGGAAAGATGGGTATTGGAGAACCTATATTCCATGCAAGGAGAAAGGGAGAAAGCTACTTAAGAAAAAAGATAGGGTCGATATTGAAAATGAGGTTATCGATTATTTACAGATTCAAGAAGAAAATCCAACCATTGATGAAGTGTTTGAAGAGTGGAACGACAGGCGGTTGGCACTGAACAAGATTGGAAATGCAACGCACCAAAGGAATCGCAACTTTTATCAAAGGCACTTTAAACAAATGGGTAAAAGGCACATAAAATCAATATCGGAAGATGAATGGGGAGATTTCCTAGAAGAACAGATTCCGAAGTTTAACTTGACGGCAAAGGCGTTTTCCGGACTAAAAGGGATAACCAAAGGGTTTCTGAAACGAGCCAAAAAGCGGAAGTTGATTGATTTTAATGTTGAAGAATTGTTTGAGGAGCTTGATACATCTGATTCCGATTTCAAACGAACGATCAAGGAAGATTACGAAGAGGTTTTTGACGAGAATGAAACTGATATTATGATTAAATATTTGGAATGCAACCTTGATTTATCAAACATAGCAATACTTCTAATGTTCGTGACCGGAATGAGAATCGGAGAGGTTGTGTGCCTAAAACATGATGATTTTGACGGTAATACGGTCAAGGTTCGGCGAACCGAAACAAGGTATCGTGGAGAGGATGATACGAAATATACGGTTGCGATAAAGGATTTCCCAAAGACGAGAGCTGGGGCAAGAACAATTATCATCCCAAAGGACTACGAGTGGTTGTGTGATAGGATCAGAAAAACGAATCCATTTGAAGAATTTGTGTTCATTAAAGAAAATGGAGAGCGCTTGAATGCGAATTGTGTAAGAATGCGATTACAGAGATTGTGCGATAAGTTAGGAATCTATCGAAAGTCTCCGCATAAGATCCGAAAGACATACGGAACCATCCTTCTTGACAACAATATTGACGAGCGGTTGATCCTCGGACAGATGGGGCACGCAAGCCTAGGAACTACAGAGGAACACTACCACAGAAACCGCAGATCTATCGAGAAAAAGTCAGATATTTTGAGTAGTATACCAGACTTCAAAGCACGAACAAGTTAGTCGTTTGATTACTATTTTGAAAAAAGTAATCAAAAGTAATCAAAGTAAAAACGCTACAAACCGCATAAACACTGAAAAGTTGATACTTTGTGCAGGGGTTCGAGTCCCCTTATTGGCTTTCAGAAAACCGCATAAAATCAAGGTTTTCTATAGATTAGGGGAAAGAGAGTAATCAAAAAGTAATCAAAAGGTAATCAAAAAAGGCTCGGAAGCCTTGATTTTACTAAAGAAAGGAGTTTCTTGTACAAGTGCTAAAAGTTAATTGAATATGATTACTATGGAAGTTTGGACGCATTGAGCGTTCTTTTTTTATGCGGTTTTTCTGCTTATTTTTTGCGGAAGAACCGTATTTTTTTATGCAAAAATATAAGCATAGGAGGGATGCGGAATGTTATTTACGGATGAAATTCTTGAAAAAATATTAACAAGAGAAGATGTGTCAAAGGTTCCGCTTGTGTATCAGTCAGCAATGATTCACGCAATCAAGGAAGTATTGGAGGAAGAGAATGTATCAGATGCAAAATCAGAATATGGCATTTAACCCAAACCCAAGCTATGCCGCATATCAGTACAACCCAATGCAGAGGTTTCAACAGCCAGAGCCACAGATTCCGCAGATGCAACCACAGTTTCTTGGAATCCAAGGAAAAGTAGTACAGTCGGAATCAGCGATCATGGCGAATGATGTACCTATGGATGGAAGTGTTGCGTTTTTCCCGATGCAGGACATGAGCGCAATCGTTGCGAAACAATGGGATGCCAATGGAACAATCAGAAAGACCGTTTACAAGCCTTTTAATGAGCAGATGGCAGATTCTTCGAGTGACGATAAAAGAATTGAAATAGGGCTGTCTGACGATGCGACAAAGGCTATTACTGACAAATTGGATTGTTTGTTTGGCAAAATGGAAGAGTTGGAAGATAAGTTATCTTCGCAAGCGCAAAGAAAATCTTCACGAACACAAAAGGAGAGTGAGTCTTAATGAATCCTATGCAGATGTTACAGGGAATGAAAAACCCACAGCAGTTTTTACAACAAATGATGGGGAATAAAAGCGTAATGAACAACCCTATGGCTAGAAATGCTATGCAGATGGCACAAAAGGGAGATTCCAAGGGCATTGAGCAGATGGCTAGGAATTTGTGCAAAGAAAAGGGAATTGACGCAGACAAGGCTTTTGAATCGTTTAAAAGTCAATTAGGAATGTGATACTAATTCTTGCAAGATTATGTATATAAAAAATGAATTATGGAGGTAAATTCTATGTTTAACACAGGTAATTGTGCATCCGTTCCGCTTGTTGCGAACATTGACGGAAACGGAAATAACAATGGATGGGGCGCAGAAGGCTCATGGTTATGGTTCATTATCGTTATCTTCGCTATTTTCGGATGGGGTGGATTCGGTAACGGATTCGGAGGAAACGGAATGAATGGTGGTGTCGGAAGCGAAATCCAGCGCGGATTTGATAATCAGGCGGTTGTGTCAAAACTTGATGGCATTACAAACGGACTTTGTGACGGATTCTATGCAGTGCAAACCGGCATGAATGGCATCAACACAAACATTTTGCAGACCGGATTCGGCATTCAGCAGGCTATCAACGCTGATACAGTCGCTAACATGCAGAATACAAACGCATTACAGTCACAGCTTGCTAACTGCTGCTGTGAAACAAGAGAAGCTATCCAAGGCGTAAACTACAACATGGCAACTAACACTTGCGCGTTGCAGAACACCATGAACAGCAACACGAGAGACATTATCGACAGTCAGAATGCAGGAACACGCGCTATTCTTGATTATCTCTGCAATGAGAAAATTTCTAGCTTACAGGCAGAAAATAACGACCTTCGCAGAGCAGCTTCACAGGATCGTCAGAGCGCACTGCTTACAACTCAGATGGCGGCTCAGACACAGCAGATTATCAACGCGGTAAATCCGTCTGCTATTCCGGCATATGTTGTACCTAACCCAAATGCTTATGCATATGGATGCGGATGCAACACAGGATGTGGCTGCTAAAACTAAATAATTGAGTATCTTAATTGAGTTTAACTCGATCATGTCTGCTATGCAGTATTACTTATAACCAAAGGGCAGACTATAATGTTTGCCCTTATTTTTATGGAAGAGAGGTAAAAATAATGGAAGTAACAGGAATTGCATTACAAACCGTTGCCGCTGGAGAAGATGTTGCATTTACAGAAACGGCAGTAAATGGAACAAAATGTATCGTACACAGACAGGGAAGTGGAATTATCAAGTTAAGAGGTATCACAAATCAGTGTAAGGCTAGATTTTTGGTATCGTATTCCGGCAACATTCAGATACCGACAGGCGGCACAGTTGGAGCTATATCACTTGCCATTGCAGTAGACGGAGAGCCTTTACAGTCAACACGAATGATAGTTACTCCGGCAGCAGTACAAAATTTATTTAACGTTTCGGCTCAGGCATACGTTGATGTACCTTGTGGCTGTTGCAGTACAGTAGCGGTGCAGAATACATCTACACAGGCTATTGAAGTACAGAACAGTAATTTGATTGCAGTAAGGGAGGCTTGATATTATGCATAAGTTTGCGAAACAGATTATGGATTGCGTGAAAGCCCACGTTGACGGCATCGGAATTGAGAATTTTGAGGGTCAAAACCTTGATGATCTCAAGGATTGGACGGAGATTGCAAAGAATATCGTATGCTTTGACAAAGACTATAACATTGTTGAAGCCATGAAAAAGTCTGAAGATGAAGAAATCATGCGCATGGTGGAAGAATTTGGGGATTATCCGGGAAGAAGATACTACAATGAGTACCGGTACTCAAATGGCAGATTCGCACCGAAAGGACGCGGAACACGCAGAGGATATGTAGAACCGCCATATTATCATCAGATGCCGGAAGATTACCACGAATGGGAGAGAATGCCGGAATACGACCGAATGAGAGACCTTGACAGAATGAGTATGGGAAAGATGTATTATTCAGAGCCTATGAGCGGAAATAATGGCATGAGTACCGGTACTCACGATGCAAGAGAGGGCAGAGCCGGTATGAGTCGGAGAAGTTACATGGAGACAAAGGAAATGCATAACGGAAATTCACCGGAAGATAAGGACGCAAAGATGAAAGAACTCGAAAAGTACATGAAATCTCTTTCGGAAGATGTGACCGAACTGTTTTCCGGTATGTCCCCAGAAGAGAAACAGTTAACCAAGACAAAGCTGACTACGCTTGTCACGAAAATGTAATAGAGAGGGCATTTTGCCCTCTTTGTTTGCGAGGTGGTAAATTGTTCACAATAAACAACGAAATGTGGAATTTGGTCAAAGTATCGCGTTACAGCGATATGCTACAGAGAAGTGATGGAAGCAGAACGGTAGGAATGACCGACAGGGACACGAAAACGATATATCTTGCGGATGATCTACGCGGAAGATTCCTTGACCGTGTGTTATGCCACGAATTGTGTCATGCGTTCTGTCTTTCGTATAATGTATACATGGATATTGACACAGAGGAAATTGTAGCAGACTTTTTGGCTACATACGGAAGAGAAGTATTTGAAATAGCGGACAGAATATTGATTGAAATTATGGAGGTTGTTGCATAATGGATAAAATTTCAGAACTCTTGCAGTACGTGCACCGGACGAATCCGGAAATGACTAGGGAAAAGCTGATAGAAGAGCTGAGTAAAAGTGACTATGCGGCTCGGTCTTTGATTTTTACGAAAGAAAACATCGTTGCGCTAGGGCAAAAATAAATCCGGCGGTTAGGCGGGTTTTTGATGAAAGAAAATTTTTTCCGCGCCCCAAAAAATATTTCGTAATTTTTTTGTACCCCCCCTGGGGTAGCGTTTTTGTGGTCGAGATTCCATTTTCACGGATTTCCAAAAACGTGTAACAAACGTGCAATTATCTGCGGCATTCCGCAAATAACACAAATACACTATATGTTATGCCATATATAGATAATGCACCGATGATATTTGATAATATCACAGATCACAGGCAAACGCCAGAAGACGCTTGCCCGACTATAGTTACAATCTAGCATAGACCGCATTTTACCACTTGTCAAGATAGTTTTTCCCATCGTACCGGCTGTAAGTGTGCGTTATATTTTCCGGCTTTTGCGTGATCTGTAACCAATCGCCGCCGCGTTGCGCGGTTATTTTGATTTTTGCAGACTCCACCCATTCCACGCCATCAAACTTTGAGTAGCCGCACATTTTGCCGGATATTTCCAGATAACCAAGGGCAGACACCCGGCGCATGATTTCCCTTTTTCCGATATATTCATATTTTCCCATCTTTCCCACCTCCTTGTGTTACGTTTATTTGTCAATTTGCGCATGGAAACCGATTTCCATGTAGTCCGCGCTCCCGGAATCGAACCGGAACGGATGCACCAAACACGCGAAATAGGGCGGAAGAGTACCGCCTTAAATTACAACAAAATCCCCTTGAAATCCTGTTGTTATAATCATTTTTCCGTCAGATCTGCGGTACACAACGCCGCAATCGTCCGCAAAAGTTGACCATACAATCCATCCGGGCGGTGTAAGTTTTTCCCCGGTCTTATAATCCCGGAATGAGTAACGCGGAATAACGCCGCTTTTTTCTTGATCTAGCGCGTTGTTAATTGCTTGCGATTCTGTTACGATCTGCACACCTTTTCCCGTGTGCAAAATATATCTTTCTTCCATTTCTTATACCTCTTTCCTTTTATTTGCTCATTTTTGAGTAAAAACCGCCGCCGGTAGCGATCCGGCGTGCATCCTCTGCGGCGGTTGGTTACTTTACATAAACTCGTACATAATTCTTGTTTTTGTTGTATGAGTAGCTTTTTACTTGCATATCGTCAAATTCATTCCCGGTTTCTGCGCCGTAATTTGCGCAGATCAATTTATTGTTTTCGCCGTATATTCTCCACGGTACACGGCAGGCGTTCCAATCACATTCCATAAATAATTCGTATAGCGTTCTTTTCATGGTTTCAAGTCCTCCATATTCTAAAATTTCCCGAGTATTCCGGTTGCGCCCTGTCTCATCGGTGCAGGTGGGGCAGTTCCTACAGACCGCCGGGTGGCGGTTTCGACTATTCGCAAATTCTGCGGAAAATTTCAATTGTGAGTTCTGCGGCGGCTCTTTTTCTGTCTGCTGTATAGCCTTTTCGCTTGCTTTTTAATGCTTTTTCTGCTTGTTCAAGGTTTCCAACTCCCCATGATGCCGCTTTATCAAGTTTTTTCCATTCATCCGGTGCAACTTTTACGGCTTTAAGTGTTGCCGTGTTGATCTCGTAATTGTCTTTGTATTCTGGGTGCAAATCTTCGCAAACCGGAATATATTCATGTGTTCCCATGTTTTCGCCGATATTCCAGACGAAAAAGCGAACCGGGATTTTTTCCACGATTTCAAAAATATCTGTTTTTTCGCAAAGTGTAGAAGTGCTATAAATTTTGTTGTTATCAATTTTAAATTTTGTCATGTTATTTTCCTCTCTTTCTGTGCTTCATTTGATACTTGTATTATACAGAAATTAGGCACTAATGTATATAGGCAAAACATACAAAATTAAGCACTAATATCATATTAGAAATTGTGCATTATTATTAAGCACTAATTAAGTGTTGACAATTAAGCACTAACTATATATAATGTAAGAAAAAATACGGAGGTGTAGGAATATGGACGAAAACACAAAAGCGGAAAAGAACAGACAAGCGGTTAAAAAATGCATGAGCAATAAAGATAGAATAAACATTATATTGCCACTTGGAACAATAGAGAGAATCAACTCATACGGACTAAAGACAAGCGCATTTGCTAGGGAATTGATTCTTGCGGAACTCGATAAAATGGATAGAATGAAAAAATAATAAATTAAGCACTAATTAAGTATTGACAATTAAGCACTAATTATATATAATGTAATCAGATCAAAGAAATAGAGCACTGAAAGGAGAAGAGAACATGATTAAATGGAAAGCAACAAGCGTGAATGGACTCGTAAAATACGAACAGGAATCAGAAAGCTTCAAAGATCTTTTTGATGAACTGGACGAAAGAGGAATAATTAGTGATCCGGATTTTCCACTTTATGACACGGCACTTTTAGAAAAGTATGGGAAATCGTTTAGTGATAATGACTTTAAAGACGAGACTGGCGAACTTGATTACGAAAAAGTAGATGATTTTCTGGATGGAAAGAAATTGTCTGACAAGGAACTGTATGAGTTAATACTTTCCAGGAACGGAGAAGCATATTATCAAAAATTTATGCGCGAAAAAGAAAATCAGATTATTGAAATTGATGAATCTGATTTTGATGAAACCGGTAAATATAAGTTTTAAAAAATGCCGGTGGATAATCCACCGGCAACAGTCACGTAAATTTGAATAGGTACTAAACCTAATCTTCCAAAACTTACGTGATTTAGAATAACATGTAATAATTCAAAAGTCAAGAAAATATTTTGACAACATTTATATTAACCAGACAAGAGATGGGAACAATATGAAGATCAAAGGAATCGGAACTATAAAGAAAGATGATGCAATGAGTATCTTAACCAGAGAGGGCAGAGAGTCGGTAAAAAGTGGAGACATTACACTGGAAGAGCTTGGAAGGCTCACAGATGCATTTCATGAGTGCTACGGAGCAGGGAAGAACGCATAAGAAAGAGAGGAAAACATCATGAAAAGAAATGATTTCAAAAAGATTATAAAAATTAGAAGCCAATGGCAATTTACAGGAGATAATTATAAGTTGCCAAGCGGTGAGCCGATTTCCGTATATGTTAGAAAATTGGTCGAATCGCAGATGAATGTCGATAGCTTGGCAATATTGAAAAATGGGGATTTGTCTTTTGCGACCGGAGGAAAGTGGAACGACATAACAAAAGCGTTTGAAAGTTATGTACTAATGCCAACGTTTCAGGAAAATGAGACTTGCGAGTTTGACGAAATGGAAAAACGTATTGACGCATTGGTTTACGAGCTGGTCCAGAAGCAATAAGAACGTAATTGAATATTTTCAAACAAAGGGTAGCTTTTCCGGCTGCCTTTTCTTTTTGCCATGTCCAAAATCAACAACGTATCCGGGCATTTCTTACAAAATCTCCGAAAAACTGCAAACAAACTATAAAACTTTTCTTAAATTTTTATAAACAAGGCTAGCTGTGTTAGGTCTTTGATAAGTCCAAAAATGATAGAATAGTATCAGTTTTTTGTAAAAATCGTCTGACATAAGGCGACACAATCGTCTGACGTCGCTTTTTCAGAACTATGTTTCTCTTTCTCTATCTTTTTCTTAATCTTTTAAATTAATAATAATATACTGTATCTAAAGCCTATAGGTTTATAGTAAGTGTATATCCGCATACGCGCGCGGCGAAAATATATAATACAACCGTAAAAAATAAAGCTTGACTTTAAACCCGGAAATAGTGTATACCAGAATCAAAGAGATTAAACAGAACGGATGTGTGAATAGTATATGCAGGATGTAAAGAGTGTAGAGAATGTAGATCTTACAACCCTTATAGTGGATCTGGGTACAGTGCAAATATATACATCAACAGTACAAGACTTGATAGATCAGGCATGTATAGAATTTCACATTGACGATCTTTTAAAAGCTGGACAGAGACAGTGGAAAGCTGTTATGTACTACGTAGGGAAAAGGTTATTCCCAGATACAAAAGTATTAAAAGACAAGAGGTTGTATAGTACCGGTGTTGCAATGACTAACTATAACCGATACGACTATGATGTATTGGATATACTTTGCAATTATTATTTAAATCTATCAGACAGATATAGCAAGTTAGTTAGTGCAGTAGCATTTAGCTACTTTTGTAATATACCGACAAACACAATAGACATATGGGCTGGTGATGAACCAAGTCAGGGAAGTTTCAAGATATGGCAAAAACTGAGACAAAATCGCAAGGATTGTATACTCGATCGTGCGTATGATTCTAATAGCCCTGTAGGTGCAATGTATGTTGGGAATACAGACTTCCCACAGGAACTAGGGACAGATATGGGGCAACGCAAGGCAATCACAGCGCAGGAGCTGCCAAGATTGGACGAGAAAAAGAGCCAAGAATTGCACGCAATTGACACACAATTCACAGATGCGGCGGCAAATAATACGGTTTAAATTGTGTGTGGTTATTCTACAATTCACAAATGCAGTAATACCAAGGGTTGTAGCACTTTAACTATTCGTAAACTATTCGGAAAAGTTAGGTTTTGCGAATAGTTGCAAGTGTACGATAGGAATTGTATTAAAACAATTTGATTTTCACACAATGACAACAAAACGAAATGGAAAATATTTTAGATTTCCATGTTTGCAAGAAAAGGATGGGGAGGGGGTCTGACAGAAAGACCACAGGGCGGCTACTAAGTCCCTTAAATACCTCAAAAAATAAAAAGCCACTTACAACACCCATTGACTTTCATCGTAAATAGGCTATAATAAATTTATAACAATTCACTTTCACGTTGCGAATCGCAACTAAATTTCCAAAAATTTTTTAAAAACAAAAAAGTGTTTCGGACAGGAGAATGACATATGACCGGAAATGAGTACCAGAAATTAGCCATGCGGACGAAAAACCACAAGGCGACAGAAAGAATTTCGGATAAACTCGATTTGCTTAAATTTTGCAAAAAGAACAATATCGCATCTGCGTTGCAAGATTATGACCTTGGCGGCATCTTCAATTCTTGTTTGGGGTTATCTAGCGAGGTTGGAGAATTTAACGACATAATCAAAAAATGGATTTTCCATGAGAAACAGCTTAATATTGACCACGCAAAGAAAGAAGCAGGCGATATTTGCTGGTATCTTGCAATGCTTTGCGAATCCTTCGGCTGGAGCCTTGATGAAATCATGCAAATGAACGTAGACAAACTTAAGGCACGTTATCCGGAAGGGTTTGACATTGAAAGAGCAAACCACAGGGCGGAGGGCGATGTGTAATGGCAAGCTGCAGCAATGAGTTGATGAAAACCGAGTATTCCGAAACCTTTGATGAAAAACGCAAAGGATTGATTGAACAGTCGTATTACAAATACGGACCGGCAAGAATGAACTTTTCTACCGGAAATGTGGATGCAATCGAAAGTTTGAAAATGAATCTTTCCAAGTTTGAAGAGACCGGGAATCTTGAATATCTGTGCGACGTTGCAAATTATGCCATGTTCCGGTTCATGTTTCCGCAACAGGGCGAATACTTCAAACATACGAATTCTGATGAATCTGCCGGACTTTTCGGCATGAGCGTGAATGAAATGGAACGGTTCAAACAGGAACACAGCTTCGAGGATGGGGGATATTGATATGATTTTAAAGATAATCGCAACAGCGACAGATGCCCTCGTAATGCTGGGACTTATGAGAGGACAGGTAAAACAAAAAGACAATTCAAACGCAATGGGGTATTTGCTTTCATACGCGATTTTTGCAATGAATATTATGGTCATTTGGAAATGATGGGCTATCGCCAAGCGGTCTATGTTTTGGCTGAAATACGATGCTTGTCTATTGCTCTGCAATAATTTAATTCGGAGTAGAACCATGGAAATAGGCTTGCATGGTAACATTGAGTTGCCGGTGAAATGCTGTAAACCGGATAGTGCAAGGCATAGCACGATAAACATTATTGCTAACCGTCTGATGGCGGTTATGGGGATTTAATTCAGTGGCAGAAGACACGGCTTATATCCGGGTTGTCGCGGGTTCGATTCCTGCAATCCCCACAGGTGATGTTGCCAGTACACCCCTAGTGTGTTTATTACAGAAATGCAGGTGCTAATCAATATACCGGTTAAACTTAGCACAGGTAACTGGATTGAGCGGTTGTCATTCAAAAGATGGCGGTAACCGCTGACTAAAAGAACCTTGCACTTAGTGTAGTGTGGAGCAAGGAAAAACGGAAACTACACGACATGGCTTGTTAGCTGAGATGGATTAGCGACAGACTGAAAATCTGTATAGGGCGGCTCGATACCGCCACAAGCCATTGAGCGGTGTTAGTAGCACCGTGCCATTCTGAAACGCAAGGAATGGTTCGGGTAGGGAACTTCCATGCCCGGCACGTGCAGATATAATCCTAACTGGTAAGGAAACTGTTTGCTAAACAGTCAGTAGCCGGAAACGGTGTTTCGGTTCGAGTCCGAATATCTGCGTTTATCCTTATCTCCACTTAGTCGGGTGCTACTGCAATAGTTCCGGTCGATGGGAGACTTATGGATGGTAGCGGTATCATTGGTAACAGAAAACCCTTCCGTGATTAGAAATTGCAGATTTGAAAGCGGTTGGCATGGTTTTGTCTGACAGGGTTCGATTCCCTGTGTCGCTATTTGATGATAAAAACATTGTGGAATATTTATATCAAACAAAAGACACGGAATCTCACGAGGATTCCGATTTTTGCTATGATTGAGGTGTAATATGTGTGATTTTTGTCGGAATAAAAAGAAAATCATTGATGGTAAAGGAAATTTAGTCCTTTTTGGAGCTGAAAATAACATGATTTTCGACAATAGCGATGGGAAAGAGGTTGCAGGAGCCGTAAAAATTAATTTTTGCCCTATCTGCGGAAGAAAGTTGGTGTGATATGTGTGAATTTTGCGAGAAAAAATTTCCTATCATAACGCATTATGGCAAATTTAAGATTGATAAGTTGTCAAATAAACCTGTAATTACATGCGACTTGAATAAATGTCCGCCCTTTGCGGTGTGTAGTAGTAAAGATATGAATGTTGAAATGGTAATGAAAATAGCTTATTGCCCTATCTGCGGCAGAAGGTTGGTGGAATAGTGACTAAACCGATATACACATATACTTCGATTCACATAAAAGAGGCGTTTCAATTTGAACAGTTGCTTGAAAATATTTTTAAGGGAATGAACGTTTCATATAAGAGAAAAAGTGAGTATATGGAATTTGAAACAGATAAATTCACTTTGATATGCGCGCCTTTGTTTTTAAGCAATTGCTTGCCATACAAGTGGTGCTCATGCCTTATCATTGACCTTGACTATTCAAAACTTCCGTTTGCAGCATATGACAAGGTAGATTATGCGACAGAGAACATTTTGCATGAAATACATCCAGACACAGAAGTTATTGACAAAAACGATTTTATGAAAATTATTAAAAAAATGTACGAGGCATAAGAATGAAACATCAAAAAGAATGGCGCGCTTGCGACAGGTGCGGCGAAGAAATAAAAGTAAAACCAATAAGTGAACTTGAATTTATGCCGATTGGTGATTATTTTACTCCAAGTCCCATTTTTGAAGATGGAAACGTAAGGGGAGAAATCAAAGAGATTCATTCAAACATATTATTTCCGTTTGGCCATACATATGATTTATGCCCTAAGTGCAGGAAAGATTTTGAGGAGTTTATGAGAAATGATCAGAATTAAAGAAATGCTTCATTGTCTGCAATTAGATAGCAGAATAAGGCACAATATAAAATATGCACAAAGAGAATGGTTCTTTTCGTACTTTAAGCACTTTAGAAAAGATTTAAACATGCCATTACTCAATAGCATCAAGCAAGCAAGGGGAATATCGAAAACTATTTTAGAAAGAGGGTATATGCCAGACCTTGTACATGATTCTGTAATGCGTATTAGATATTCGAGGAGATGCAATACTCGTGTGTGCAGGGCTGCTAGGAATGATTAGAGGTTTATGAGAAATGATCGTTAATATGGGAACCCAAACCTATGAAATGAGCCGAAAGCAGACAAAAGCTATCCTTGGAACGGCTAAGGAACTTGCAAATTGCAACATATACGGCATTGAAAAAGGTAATGTGGTGATTATGCTGAATGAAAAATATGAGGACGATATGAGCCTTAAAAAAGCCGTAGGGGAGTATAAAAAGAAAGGGTTCAAGGTGCATTGGAAATGAAAACACTAGTTGATTTTATCAAAAATTTGAAATCTTTTTATCAGTTTTATAAAGATTATAAATATAACGGTGCTGAATGTGAGTTTATTATCCAGAATTATCAAGAAGTTTTATGTAGCCGAACAAAAACTATGAGCAAGCCGACATATTATGCAAATTCCGTTATCGGAGAGATGGATAGGTGGTATGAAGATTCTTGGAAATCTATGTATAAATGCGAACCATTTGAGCCAGAAGAAGAAAAAATTATGATAAAATCCGATGGCAAAACCGCACAAGTGTTTATTGACGGCAAAAAAGTAAGCTGCACGGACATGGAGTTGCATTTTATCGCTCATGCAAAGCAAAGTCCAATGATTAAAGTTGATGCACGATGGCATAAAACGGATGAAAACGGAAATGCAATTCTGAATGAGGATAAGACTGCGATATTAACAGAGGGTATAAAAATAAATTGTTGAGGGGGCGAGATTATGAAAATATCAGAGATGAATATTTCGGTTAGATTATACGCAATTTTACACAAACACGGAATTGAAGCCATTGAAGATATGAGTAATTACACACCCGATGACATCATTCGTTGGAAAGATATTGGAAGGAGAACATTAGAAGAATTATTAAGTACAATGAAAAGCAATGGCATCAAGTTTAAAGGAGAATAAATCATATGAAGAAGAAAATTTTAGTAGTAATGTTGGCAGTTGGAATGGTAGCAACATCATTAACTGGATGTGCTTTCGAAACTGAATCAAAAAAGGTTACATATAATATGAAACAGGAAGCTGAGAACTTTAATGTTCTTAGAAGATTTGCAGTAATCAACACTCGTACTGATAAGGTTGAGTTTGAAATGATTGGTGCATTTAGTAGAGAGGATGCAACAGATGATCAGGTGACACTTGTTGTAGAGATGGAAGATGGTACATATAAGAGACATATTATTGGACTAAATGAAGATACGATGTATGTCATTGAGGATTTAGGTGGTGCTGAAGTGAATAAGTACAAGTATGAGGTTAATTATATTCCAGAGTCGATTGTACCATTTGAGATTACAGATAAAAAGTAAGCAAAAGAAACCGAAGTTTCCTTCGGGTGATAAGAAAATGAGAGAATACATAAATGTACTTGAAAACAGAATTGATGAATTAGAGAGATAATCAGACCAAGAAAATAGTCTTTAAATAATTTCCGAAACACTAAGAGGTGCGTACAATATTGGTGTGCTAAGAATAGCTTTTACTACTGACTACGCATATTACCGGCTAACAAATGGAGTTAGTCGCTAACCTAAAAACAGTTATAGGCAGAGGTCAAGGCACTTCTGCTTTTTGCGGAGGTGCTTTTTATTTGGCTTCAAAGCAGTTAATCAATGCAGTAAATGGATATGAAAACTACATACAGAGAAAAGGCGTTGATGAACAGGTAATAGATGCCCTTTTGAAAGCGTGCAATGTGGCGATTCGGACGGAAAAAGACGTTGACTATGGATTGACTATAACCGAAAGAACAAAGGCTTTAATCAACGAATATACGCAGAAAAACGCGGGTGGTAGCATATGGGAACTTGAACGATATGCGCAGGATCACGACATTAAAGGCGGATACAAACTTGTGGATCAGTTCTATGAAGTCTTGCGATTAGAGAGCTTTTATCGTTTCGAGAGCTTTATTTACTTTATGGAGCGCAAAAGAAATTGGAGTAAACGGTTTTATTATCCACGCCGCAAGACACTGAATATAGTCGCTCAAGATCTTGAAGATTTGGAAAACCGGAAGATTAAATTTTACGGATTGTCAATGCCATCGCGTGTCGGTAAATCGACTATCTGTATTTTCTTTCTTGCGTGGGTAGCTTTGCGCAGACCAAACAGCCATAGTGCTATGGGCGGTCACTCCGGTATTTTGGCAAAAGGATTTTACAAAGAACTGATAAATCTTTTTACCACGGAAGAATATACGTTTGCTGAACTTTTTGCTTATTGGCATCCGGAATACGCAAACGCATCAATTCCGACAGACAAGAGCGCGGACGAATTTACGATCACGCTTGGAGATCCGGACAGATTCGCAACCGTAACGTGCCGTGGTATTGATGGAACATGGACAGGAGCGGTCGATGTTTCAAAAGACGGATATTTATATGTCGATGACTTGGTTCGTGATCGTGAGCATTCATTAAGCCCTACTCGAATGGAAAACACATACCAAGAGTACCTAAACAAGATGGTTGACCGTAAAAATGACGGTGCAAGGGAATTGATGGTTGGTACTCTTTGGAATGTTTTAGATCCATTGGAGCGCATGAGAAAGCAATATGAGCATGACCCACAATACCGATTCCGTAAGATTCCGGCACTTAATGAAAATGATGAAAGCAATTTCGCGTATGAAATCAACGGATTTTCCACGGAATACTATCGGGATATGCGAGATAAGCTTGACAATGCCGAATGGATGGCTAAGTTTATGCAGCAACCATATGTCCGCGAAGGATTGCTTTATACGGATTTGAGACTATTTAACGGAATCCTACCGGACGGAGATTTCCGACGCATCGGAGTTGTGGATGTTGCCTGGGGCGGTGGCGATAGCTTGTCAATGCCGATTGGAGCAGAATATGAAAACGGTGATGTTTATATTTACGATTGGGTATTCAACAAAGGCCCGAAAGAGGTAACAATCCCTCTTGTTGTTGGACGAATTATCGGGAATGAGATTAGGCAGACAAGATTTGAGGGAAATACCGGAGGAGATCTGTATTGCCAATATGTAGATGAAAAGTTGCAGGAACAGGACTATAAATGCTCATGTACAAGTAGAAAAGCACCAAATAAGGTTGAGAAGTTATCGAAGATCATAGCATATTCCGGTGATGTTAAGAGAAAATTCATATTTCTTGATATGCACCGACCGACGCAGGAACAAATGAAGAAAGATTCAGATCTTGGAGTAACAAGATATTATAGAAATGACGAATATCAAGCGGCTATGGATGAACTCTCTATGTTTGTAAGTATTGGCGGTAATGAACACGACGATGCAGCAGACGGTTTAACTCAGCTTGAAATGTTTATAGATAACCCAAACAATACAGCAAAGGTAGAAGCAGCAGTAAACCCATTTAGGAGGTATTAGGATATGACAACGGACAAATATCTTTCACAAATAAATAGATGTGATCATGTTATCAAAAACAAAATGTCTGAAATTCAAAAACTTTCCAATATGGCAACTTCCATTTCCGTATCTCCCAAAGAGGTTGATGTGCAGTCTTCCGGAGATCCGGACAAAATGGGAAGTGCTGTTGCTAAAATTGCAGACCTGCAGAACGAGATAAAAGAACTTGTGTGCGAATTCGTGGATAAACGCCGGGTTATTATCGGGCAGATTGACAGTATGGAAAATACAGATGTGTATATTGTCCTGTATGCGCACTATGTTGATAATAAGGACTGGAATTTAATTTCTGTAGAAATGGGATATTCCTACAGAAATATCATGAACCTCCGAAAGAAGGCTATTCGGGAGTTTGAGAAGAAATTCGGCGGGATTTATCTTGGAAAGCACCGTCGCCTTCTTATCGAGAGACACTATTCTGACCGTA